TCACATTTCTTTAGTTTACGGAAATATAATTTTACTCCGGGCCAATGGTTGACTTTTCTTCTTCTTTCTACTCCCATTAGTGTCTATATGGCATATACTACATTTGCGAAAGATAAAAAGGGAAGTTCTTTTTACAATGAAGTCAATAAAGTATATTATGAATTTAAAAAAGAATGTGAAAAGGCGAAAACAAAAAAAGAAATTGGAAAGAAAATTGCCGAATGTGATAAGCTGATTAGTAAGTTAGAATCTGGTAAGGAAAAAATTGCACAAAAAGTGGGACCTGAATCGATGGGTCGTATAAAAGAAGGATCAATTCCTTATAAATTTAGAATGAATGCAATTAATACTACCTTGATCAAACTTAAAAATCTTAGAATTGATCTTAAGAAAAAGCTGGAAACGGTTAAAGAGTCGTTTGAACCTGATATCAATATTTCGTTTGACGATATCGACGCAATGTATGACGATAAAATCTTTGAAGCGGAAATTATCCGAAAAGCAGCGATTGCTGCCGATAAAGGAACAAGAAAAATTATCCATGGTATACGTCGTAAAAATTTAAGTAGAAAACGTATAACAGCTATTGCGAAACGTGTTCCGCAACGCATTGATAGAATGACTGACACCGTTATTAACAGCCTTGTAAAACTTGATCGTGAAGAACGACGTAAGCGTATTATCGAAGGCGGTTATAAACTTAGACTTTTTAAACTTATTAGGAAAGCAGCCATGACGGGGGCTCTTGCTTTTATTCATCCTGCCATTGCAGCAGTAGGTCTTATCGCAAGTATTGCTCGTGATAGAAAATTAGATAAAAGGGTCCGTATGCGTATTGTGGATGAACTCGAAGCCGAATTAACCATTGTCAATGAAAAAATTGAAGATGCAAAAGCTGCCAATGACCGTCAGAAAAAGTATCAGTTGATGAGACTTAAAAATAAACTTGAACGAGACATTGTTCGAATTCGTTATAATATTAAGGATATGGAGGAAAATCTATGACTGATTTTATAGATATTCTTTTGGAAGCGAGAGGTGGAAGAACTAGACCTAGAAGAAGAGTAATCAAAGTTAACACCGATGAACAAAATGTGACCGATTACAGTGAAGAAGTAAATGAAGAAGAAATTGAAAATGAACAAGATGAACAAGAAGATCAAAACGAAGACAATGAAGATATCGATCAAGATGAAGAACCTATCGACTATACAGAAGAAGAATCTGAGCTTAATCCCGAAGACAATCAAGAAGACGAAGATTCTGATAACGAAGAAACAACCGGTGATGAAGACGGTGAGACCGAATCGGGTGGTTCCGATGAAGATGGGTCAACTGACTACACTGAGGAGACATCTGATGGAGATAATGATGTAGGGGACGAAGTTGATAATTTTGGAGAAGACGAAACTGAAGCCGATGAAGGGGATGGCTCCGGTGAAAATTCAGAAGAAAATAATGAAAACGATGATGAGAAGACGAATAAACGTCTTCTGTTAGCAGATTTTACAACTTTCTATAATTTGAATAGAAATGTTATACGAAAATTATCTTCGACAAATAAACCAGATGTTTTGATTAATAAAATCATTAACCAAGTGAAAATTAATTTGATCAAACTTGATGGTTTACTTTTTGATTACATTGTATACCAATTTCCAAAGGAGAGTTATGTTAATAATCTCTATAAATATAATAGTTTCATCGAAGCTTTTAGATTGAATGCTGAGATGCTTAAAAAAATAAGGGTTTTGACTGACAATGATAAAACATAATTATAAAAAAATAAAGGAAGGAAGTGTAAATCTATGGCGTCCTTTGATTACCTGGACGACGAATTCCAACCCACTAACGTGGTTGGTAGTTTTGTAACAGACCGTGAGCATGATTTCAAAGCATCCATCAAAGCTGTACTTGAGGGTTTCCGTAATGCTACGCAAACGGACCCGATTGAGGACATCGCAAAGATCCTCAAAATCGACTCTCTGACTGAGGACTACAAGAATCGTCTTATCGGTGACGTTCTCACGGAAAGTGCAATTAAAGACGATCCGTATCTGTCGCTGATGCCGGAGAAACTGGAACAGCTTTTCGAAAACACGAGGCTGGAAATCCTGCGCGAATCTTCGGTTGGTCAGCTGGCCCCGATCGTTGGTATCTCGCTGCCGGTTCTGAAGAAGAACTATCTGCAATGTCACTCGAAGGACATTGTGATGACGGAAGTTCCGGCTAAGCCGATCGTGAAGGTTTCTTTCGAACGCCGTTTCCTGAAGGATAAGAACGGCAACAGGTACTACATCCCGGAAATCTTCTACGATGACAGCTACAAGAATGTGCTCGGTGAAATGCGCGGCAAACCGATCAGTAACAAATGGTATCCGGAAGTTGGCAGCCTGCCGTTCCAAGACCTCGACCTGCTGACGGAATCCGGCGGTTCGATGCAAATGCGTGACTCGCTGGGTCTGGACTTCGTTATTGACGCTGTTCAAATCGAAGTTATGGGTCCGGCCGCTACGCCGACGCCGGTTCTGAAGACCATCGAAGGTCTGAACATTGTTCCGGATACGGGTGTCAATGGTGGTGCCGGTATCGGTTCCTTCAGCTATCGTATCAACACGGAAGACGAGCAAGGCAACCCGGTAAGCGACGTTATTGTCGGTCAAATCAGCTTCTATGACGGCAAAGTCTCGGTCGCTTCGACAGGTGGCAAGATCAAGAAAGTTCGTTTCGGCGGTCATCTGTCGAACCAAAACAACGTTAACACGGTTGACTTGGACCGTGAACGCGAGAACCTGACGTGGCAAATTCCGGACGGCTATCGTCTGAACACGGGTCTGACCATTGAGAAGATCAAGGACTACAAGGCTCTGTTCAACACGGATATCACGACGGAAATCATCGCCGATATTTCGACGGTTCTGACGCAACTGGAAGACTCGACGATCCTGGACTTCCTGGATTCGAGTCTGGCAAAATGGAAAACCAAGAAGAATCTGCCGTTTGGTTACACGGATGGCTTCGTAGAATCCTACCGGTTCTCGGCTACTCCGCCGGCAAACATCTTCGTTACGGTTTCGCAATGGATCGGTTCTGAACTCAAGTACTTCCTGAACCGTGAAATTGACCAACTCAAAACGAAGCTGCGCACCGAAGACATCATGTTCGTGGTATATGGCCACCCGAACAACATCACGCTGATCCAAGATGATGTTCGTTGGGTCATCGACGAAGACACGAAGATTGGCGGTATTCAACTGGACTACAAGTTCGGTGTTATGACCGCTAACAAGAACCGTGTCCATGTTGTCTCCACGCTTAAGGTGCCAAAGTCGAAGGGCATTCGGATCGTTGCGTATCCGCTGTCCAAAGAAGTCATCACCTTCAAGCATTACAAGTACAGCCTGAACATCGAAAACGTCTACCGGAATCCGTTCACGCCGCTGACGCCGAACGTAATGGGTGTATCTCGTTACCTGACGACGGAAGTTCTGCCGGTTCAAGGCGAATTCATCATCTACAACGACGATTTCGGTCGTCAAGAGCTGTAATTTTCCTTTGTCCGATAATGAATAAAAATAAAAGACGGCAACTCTTATATAAGGAGTTGTCGTCTTTTATAATTCTTTAATTAAGGAAGGGTGACAGATAATGAGTAAGAGCCAAGATATGATCCTCCTTGAGGAATGTTTTTATGATATCAAAAGTAAGAATAATGTCAATGGTGCAATACTTAGAATCCAACGTGTGATTAAGCGGAATTTTGATATCAACTTCACAATCAATATCGTCAATAATGATACTAGAGAATTTTTTGGTATGAGCATTTATCCTAATAAAAATCAAATAGAAAAGATCATTGATGCTATTGTCAATAAAAAGTCCAGTACAGATGTAGTTATTGATCTTTGGCAAAAGACCGACGAGTGGGTTCTTGAAATTGATTCTATTTTGCTCTATGATAAGAACCTTAATGCTAATCCTGCGGAAATTGTGGCAGTTCTTCTTCATGAGATTGGTCATGTTGTTTATTCCAACTCTATCCCTCAGAGGGTAAACCGCATTCTCCGATATAAAATGATGCACGCTAATCTTGCTTTGAAAAAGCTGATTAGCTGGCCCAAAGCACAAAAAATTATTCAACTTGTTTTTGTGGATGCTTGTAGCTCTAAGAACTTTCGTTATACAAATCTTAAAACTGAAAGAGTTGCCGACCAGTTCGTTGAGAAAATGGGTTATGGTGAGAACCTTAACAACTTCATTGATAAACTCGTTGCAACCCAAGGAAATCGTCTTGTAAATCGAACTGAAGAACAGGTCGATCAAGACGTTACTGCTACGGTAAATTGGACTTTTGTTAATATTGCAGAACTTGAATTCCGTAGAAGTAATCTCAGAACTACTTTACAAACAGAACTCCTGAAAAATCCGAGTCGTTTTGTAAGGGATATCGTTTACGATATTCGCAGCACATTCTTTGGTAAGGGTGAGAGTGAAAATCCCTATACTGACGCGGTTAGAGAACAATATCTTACCAATGAATTTAACGTCATTGTAAAAGAGGGTCTGCTCAGTATCTTTGATAAAAATGGAAAAGTAAAGAAAATCACCCAAGCAGATATTGATATTCTCTCAGTTGAAGTTGGTCGTATTGAGAATGAAGACGACAAGATCTATGTATTGGATCTTATCTATGATAAACTTTCGGTCATTAATGCTGCACTTGATCTTATTAAAAATGGTCAAAAGGAAAAGGTTCCTGTATCTAAGGATACTCTCGAATCTTTCAAAGCCCAACTTGAACGAATGAGAATAATGGCCCTCGAAACTCCCATCAAACCCAAACAATACGGGGTTTTTATTAAGTACCCTAAGGGCTATGAGGGTTAAGATCGGGGAGTTGGTCTCTCATGTCCGGTAAGAAAAGAACTTTTATTTACGATATAAAAACACGTAATCTATCGTTCCTTCAGGTTGCAGTTGATTTAAAAAGACTCGGTATTAAAAATAATATGTTTTTTCTTCGACTCTATGATGAAACACTCCAAGGGGTTGATCCGTTCTCTCCCTATTTGACAGAGGACCAAATGGTTCGTATTATTAATGAATGTATGGTCAACCCCTGGTATTTCCTGCGTGAATGTGTGAGAATTCCGGACCAAGGTGGTAACGGCATACCTTATCAACTTCACCGGGCCAATCTGGCACAAACATTCTGCTTCCTTCTTGGTATAGACCATTATGTGGTCATACCTCGTCAGAAAGGTAAAACACAATCAGCCATAGCAATTATAGACTGGGCATTTCTGTTTGGTACAACTAACTCTGAAATTGCATTCATTAATAAGAGATCTGAGGACGCTATCAATAACTTGGCACGTCTCAAAGCTCAAAGAGATCTCTTGCCTTCTTATATGCAAATGAAGATTGCATATGATGAAGATGGAGATGAAGTTAAAGAACGTAATAATGTCAAGTCTCTTATGAATCCCACGAATAAGAATAGAATCGTCACCAAACCCTCGGCCACATCTATACAAACAGCGGATGGTATTGGTCGGGGTAATACGCAACCCATCCAATATTACGATGAAGTTGAGTTCACTCCGTTTATTAAGACAATTATTGAGGCTGCCGGTCCTGCATTTGTCACGGCGGCACGGAATGCAAAAAGAAATAACTCTGCATATTGTCGTATATTTACATCTACTCCTGGCGACTTGGATACTCAACCAGGTCAAGACGCTATGGAGATCATCTCTAAGACCTGTAAATGGACTGAAAAGTTCTATGACTGGTCTTTGGATGACATTAATGAATATATCGAAAAATGTTCCGAGAATAAAATCGTTTATATCGAATACAGCTACACCCAATTGGGTGAGGGTGAAGAATGGTTTAACGAACAATGTCGTATTCTTAACAATAACCCACAGAAGATAAAGCGTGAAATTTTGCTGAAACGTATGCGCGGTTCTCAGGATTCGCCATTTGATCCTGAAGATCTCGATGCATTGCCTGATATGAAAGGTATAATTAAAGATGAAATATTCATTAATAAACTATTCCCTCTGTATATTTATGAAGAACTGGATAAAGAAAGAATTTATATGGTTGGTGTTGACGTAGCAAGTGGTTATGGTGACAGGCGGGATAATTCAGCACTGACTATAGTTGACCCTTATACTCTTAAAGTCGTAGCAGAATTTAAATCGCCATACATCAGTGAGGCTGAATTCACAAAATTCATCTATACGTTAGTCAGAAGATATATTCCTAGGGCTATCGTTATCATCGAACGAAACAAAGGTAGTGCTATTATTGAATTCTTGCGTCAAACTGAAATTGCTAGAAATATTTACTTTGAAAATGTAAAAGACCCGATGGAAGAAAGTGTCGTCGACCGTCTTGACAATAAAGGATTCCTCAAGAAAGAAGCCACAAAACGTCGTATGTTTGGTGTCTGGACTGGTCCTAAATCACGCGAAAGAATGTTCGAACTTCTTTATGTACATGTCAAAGAGAAAAAAGACAAACTCATTGGCCATTTCTTGATAGACGATATCTTGAGTCTTGTTGTTACAAAAGGTGGAAAAATTGTTGCAGGGCAAGGATTCCATGATGACAACGTAATGTCATATTTGATGGTCCTTTATGTGTATTATCACGGCAATAATCTTTCCAGGTTTGGATTCACTAAAGGATCTCTTCCTGATGAAAACGAACGAAATAAAGGTCTCGATTATGAAGATATATATGAGGAATTACCTGAGGATTTAAAAGAGGCATTTAAGAACGTAGGATCAAAAACACTGGCAGATTATCAAAATGATATGGCAATGGAAATAATGCGTGCACGAAGAGAATCCAATATGATTGATGCAATGCTTAGACCTAAAAACTACGTAGAAGATCAAGATGCGTATGATGAGGATATGATAGATATGGATCTTTTTGATGAATTGAATAACTAAAAGTATAATTGTATAGGGTAAAGATCAGCCCTATACAATTATACTTTTTTTATTACAAATAGATATATAAATATAGAAAGGACGGTATATTCATGAACGACTTCCAAGAAGAAGAGTATGAGATTCTGTCCGAGACAGAAACTGATATTTTGATCACGGATTTTCCTGTTGAGCTGATTAAGGAAAACATCAGATATCAAATAAATAACCCATTGTCAACCGATGTGAACTATATTTCCAACGTCATTGATAGATACCGCATTGTTAAAGAAACAGTTATTGATGACGAGGAATCTCTCAAGAAATTAAATTCATCTACAATGGATTTCTTCAATTTCATTATTTCCCAGATTGATGAAAAATTTGATCTTGGGATCAATCTGGACATGTTTGATAATCTGGAAGACAGTATGGAGACTGGAGTTGCACTTTATCACTTCTTGATTCTCCGATATAGAAAAAATGTAACTAAATTCATTCATAAATATATTACAAAAAATAAGAAATTCTTCGTAGAGCAATTTGGAGATGAGCAAAGGAAAAAGGATGTAACCTCTGTAGCTACCAAAAAGAAAATTAAAAACAAAGATGATGCATTAATTGTTTCAAATCTTCCAAAAATTATTAATTTTATCTTAACCATGGATATTGAACCCCTTGACTTTATTAAATACATTGCTAGCGATGATAATTACGATGCATCTATTATTAGAAAGCTTATTCTTGAAGGAAATCTTCTCGGTAATTTTGTCAGGGATTATTTGGATATCATTGTAAGCGATTACGATGATGTACTTGACGAGATCCAGACCGAGGTAAAAATGAAGCTTTTAAATAAATCTTAATATATAAAAAACTAAAGAGAAGGAGTTCAGATCCAGATGGAAAACCAAAATGTACAAAACGTCGAAGCTGCTGTTAATGAAACGAATGAAAATCTGCAAGAACAACAAACTGCTGAGCAAGAAGAGTATCAAATCGTTGAAGTTAACGGGGAGAAAGTTGCGGTTAAGCCCGGAAGTACTGAGGCTGAGATTGCTAGGGTTAAGCATCTCTTTGGCCTTAACAATATGCTCGATTCTGTAAAGAAACTCAATGAACAAATGAAAGAACGTCAGCTGCATTTTCTTGGTGACGACGAATCTAAGATCGATCATTTTACTTCTATTCTTGAAAATAAGACCATAGAAGAAATTAAAAATGCCTCGGATGAAGAAATTATGGATCTTTTCAAAACCGAGGATGGCGGAACTATTGAGCTTGTTCTGGATATAAATAATCCGGAGGAATCGTTCAAATTCCGTCGCGATTTCCTTATTTTCATGAAGGAGAGCATTGATGCTCAAAAGGTTATCGATGAGGAAACGGCGAAGATTGAAAAAGAAATTGCTGAATCCAGGGAAGAGCTTAACAAGCTTATTGAACAATTTGGTGATTTCGAAACATACATTGAAGAAACAATGAATAAACGATTGGAAGTTGCTACTGGTAAAGAAAGAGAGCGTTTGCTAATCGTTAAACAAGCATATGAAGAAGCGGAAAACCTCAACGAAATCTATGAGCACTACAAGAACAAAGGTACTCTGATGATTATCAATACCATCGAAGACCTTAAAAGTATTTCTCGGGCAAATCGTGTATATGAAAAATATAAAAAGCAACTTATTAAATTGAATATCAAAACGGATCTTACGGATTTTGACAATCTTGAACTTAAATTGGACGAGAAGTATCATCCTTATGCAAATGTCTTCCTTTTTGCAGTTATCAAATATATTGCTTATAAGAAAGATGTGTCTGTTAATAAAGACGGTGTGTTTTTGGCTCGTCTTGGAGAAAATGTGCGTAAACTCTTTGCAGACAGCTTCAAAGATGAAGCAAAGAAAGAAAAATTCAAAGCATCTATTTCCAAAGTCCTCGATCTGTTTATTCAATAAAAGGCCCTTCGTAAAAACGTGTTGAAATAGCTGTTTTGTTCATACTCTAAAAACTCGTAAAAGTGTGTTGAAATCATCTCCGATGATTGGTAAAATTAAGGTAAAGGAGGAAGAATGCAAAATGATGGAAACTCCCCAAATTGGAGACTTTGTAACGGATGTGTACGGGCATAAAGGTGTTGTTGCATCTGTTTATTTTGATTATGTTCGGCTGACAGATGGAAAACATGTATATAAAAGAGCAATTTCTAAAATTGTAAAGGAGTAGAAGGTGAACATACTCAATTTCCCTTCGCTATCAGTCACCAACGTCCTGAAATAGAAGAGCAAACCGTCGACTTGGAGCAGACATTTCAATCCTAATCAAGCGTATCGAAGAGGGGTCGTTATGACCATTTTTCAATACACTTTTACGAATACCCTAAAAAAACAATAGGGTAAGAGTAGATTTCACTTCTACTCTTACCCCCCTTATTTTTTGCATTCATAGAAAGGGTGATATAGATTATGATTGAAAAATATTTACTTAATGACGGAGAGAACATTATCTTTGTCGGTCATTATATGGAGGCATATATTCCAGAATTTTACTTCGAGGGTAAGTTAGCAGAAGACTATGGTTCTTCAATCAATGTATTTGGTTTATTCAATGTGAGAATGTTTGATGAAAATGGAAGATCAGAAAAATTGGAAACATTTAATCTTCCATCCATGATCAACATCTATCCCTCAGAGACTGAAACAAAAGAACTTCAACTTATTCCCGGAGACGACGGTGTATTGGATCGTTACAGAGTTGCCAAGTTCTTTAAGGGTAACAAAGTTATGGCCAATAGCTTTCCTCAAGATGCTTCTAACGTAGAACTTTTTATCAATCTTTTATTTAGGGGAAAAGTACCCCCGACTATCCCATATGATCAAATTGTAAAGATTTGGCAGAAAAATCTTGAAATTAACAACGTTAAACTCGGTGTAACATCTACCGTTCTTGAAATTATTGTTTCCGAAATATATCGTAACAAAAAGAAACCAGAGGAAACGTTCGCTAAAGTTGTTGGTAAAGATCCAAAAGTTTCCCAATATGCATATAAAGCTGCAAATATTCGTGAGATTTGTGCTAGAAACTCAACATTTGCAGCACTTACCTTTGAAGATATTGACTCAATGATTACAACATCTCTCAATATCAATAAATATAATAAAGAAGAATCTGAGTCACCAATCGAAAAAATCATAAAGATGTAGGGTCTCCAAAGAACATTAAATTAAAAATAAGTATAGGAGGTAGACGATATGCCGCAACCTGGACAAATTATCCCGGATTATTTACATCCGAGTGTTCAGACCATCATCAATGATAATACCGAATTCGTTGAAGAAACGTCTCAACCGGATCTCGGTATTAGGTCGCTGTTCGTATTCACATCTGGCAAGGGTAGAGACGGTGTACTGCTTGAAATGGCTAACCGCACTCAATTCATCGAAGAGTTTGGTAAGCCGGACTACAGCAAGTACGGTCAGCCGATCTACATGCCGTACGCGTTCCTTTCGTCGGGTCAGACTCGCGCATATTGTATGCGTGTTATGCCTGACGATGCATCTTATGCAAATAGTGTCATTGTAGCAAAAGTGAAGGTCGATACTATTTCTGGCTCGACCCCGGTTAAACGTCTTCTTATCCGTTTCCAAGTGTCCAACATTGGCAACATCACGGACAAAGAAGAACTGCTTCCGCTGGCTGAAGCCATGACGAATACTGATCCTGATTCCGATGGTTTCATGACCTATCCTCTGTTTATTCTGAATTCGCATGGTCGTGGTGTATATGGTGACGCTTTCCGTTATCGTATTTCTACGGCTGTTCAAGCAGACAAAGAAAATGAATATAAGAACTATCGTCTTGAAGTTTATGAGCTTGAAAACAGCCTTAAACGGAAAGAAGTCTTTGAGGGAACTCTGAGCCCGGATTCCGTTCAAGGAACGACGTCCCTTTTCTTCGAAGACGTTGTTAACGATTCGGAAAACGGTAGCAACAAGATTAACATTACCGTTATCGTGGATTCCTTCAAGGCAATCTTTGATATGTACAAGGAAGAAGTTAATCCGACAACGGAATTGACGTTCGAAACTTTCGACTTCCTGTATGGTAAAAACAAAGACGGTCAACCCATTCAAGGTATTGCTTATGACACGGAAGATCCAGATTATGTATCTCTGGATACTGTTTCCGGTATTCCGCTTGCAGGTGGTAGTGACGGCTCTTTTGCATATGAAGAAGCAAACCTCGCTATCCGTGAAGAAGCTATCATTGAAGCTTATCAGAAGGCATTCCGCGGTGAATATGACCGTGCAATTCTGAGTAAGCGTCGTACTCCGTGCCAGTTCATCTTTGACGCCGGCTATCCGGAAGAAGTCAAGAGTGAACTCATCACGCTCATGACCAAACGTTATGATGCTTATGGGTTCATTGATGCTGGCATTCTGAACTCTGTAACGGATGCTATCGCATGGGGCGAATCCATGAAGAACGTTGGCGACAGGGTGTTCTCGAAAGAGTTCCAGCACTACAAGACGCGCGATCCGTTCACCGGTAAGATTATTCCGGTCACTATCACGTACTTCTATGCCAATGCCCTTCCGATGCACTTTATCACCAACGGAAACCATATTCCGTTCACGGGTGAAAACTACGCCCTGCTTACGGGCCACATCAAGAATTCGCTTGCTCCGATNGTCGACGCTGANGACAGAGACGTCAAAGAACAACTTTACTTGCTGCGTCTGAACTATTTCCAAGCTATCGCTGAGAATACGTTCGTTCGCGGTACTCAAACGACGTCTCAAAATNTCTGGTCTGATCTTTCGGAAGAAAACAATATGCACGTCCTGCTTGAACTCAAGCGTATGATTGAAAATATGGTCAGCTCGCTTGCATACAACTTTGCTGAAGCCGAAGACCGTATTCGGTTTACTGAAACCGCTCAACGCTTGATTNGTCCGTACATCGGAACCAAGATCCGTGAAGGGNCAGTTACTTTCCAAATGTCGCCGTGGGAAGAACAACGTAGCATTCTCCATTGCTACCTGAGTGTTGTCTTCCGTACGCTTGGTAAGCGCGGTATTGTCGAAATTGACATTAATCCGCGTGTCTAATACAAATAAAAAATAGAAGGGAGATGGAATAAATGGCTGAGACTACGCTTCAGACTAACATCAAACAACCCAGTGACAAAATCACTCAGTACTCTTTGTTCCTTGGCGGTCTCAACACCAAGGCCGGAGTAATTGAGCAATACTCGCCTCTGCGTACTGGTTATGCCCGTATCTTTTTTGTTAAGATGCCGGTTTTCATGAATAAAATCTTCCCGAATAAGACTAAGAACTTCAAGCATATGCTTGAATATGGATTCGTCGGTATCGACGGTATCCAAAACACGACNCTTGAATTCGAACAAGTCACGGGTGGTTACAACGCCCGCTCGTTCGACGTTCCGTCGACGGCTCGGGACGAAACGACCGAGGTGACGATCCGTCTCTATGAATTCACTGGTTCGCCGGTACGTGAGTATACGGAGATGTGGATCTCTGGTATTTCGGACCCGGTCACCGGTATCGGTCACTATCATGGTGCTATTGGTCAAGATGGTATTGTCTACAACCAAGCAAACCATGTTGCCGAAGCAATCTATGTACAAACTGACCCGACCGGCCGTGAAGACGGTATCGAGTATGCGTGCCTGCTGACGAACATGATTCCGAAAAACGTCAAGAAGGATCACTTCAACTACGAATCGGGTCAACACCCGGTAGTCCAAGTTGACGTGCCGTTCAGCTGCGTTAAGTACGAATCGCCGCAAATCAACACCATTGCAAAACAACTTATTACGAAATATAAGATTCTTCGCAATTTCCTGGATTTCAACTCGGGTTACACTATCGACAACATCAACAACATGCCCGTACCCCAAATCAGCGACTGGCCTACGCAATAATAAAATTAAAAGATCCCATACCGTACGGTATGGGATCTTTATTATGTTTTTTTCACTGACCGGAATTATCAGATTCGGGTCTATTTTTCTTATTTTCTGTGAGACTAGTCGCTTCAACAAAAGCATCTCTAAATATTTCTTCTGCACGATTCCACGGCAACATCGGAAGAACTTCCTTAGCGAGATTCCTATAAAGAATGTCTTTGAGTTTGTTATCAAATTCAGTCTGTTCGGATTGTTCGCCGGTCATTGCCTTAATGAGCATATTGATAACTACATCGGCATTAGAGACAATGTCCGACATGTTGGTGTTATTCAGAGATTTGGGTGGCATAAGTTTAAATTCAAAGCTTTCGATAATATCATCGTCGATAGTACTACTGGTGAAACGAAGAATCTTTTTATAAAGCTCTGTGGTACAGTTATTGAAATCCATCTGATAGCTGATAACACGTCTCAGGAATTTTGCATTTGCCATAACCAGAGTTCTTGCATAGTCTGCTTGATTGATGTACTCCATAATAACTGAAGGAACACCAGTGGAATTAATATATGCAGTACGAAGAAGTTCCATGAGTTCAGTATTCAACTGGACATCTTGCCCAGACAGGATATCGAAATCTATACCTCTTTCACCGCTTCTTCCTATAGGCATAAAGATATCTTTTGCATGGCCGATTTTAGAAATCATCGAGTTGTAGTTGAGAAGGTCCATGAAATTGATTTGTCTTTCGCGGATGGAGCGAGCTATTTCTTGTATCTTATTAGCTATGTTCGCATCGATTCCGGAGGATCTCACATAGTATACTCTGGTATCATTGGAACGGCTAATGATAGTAACCATCTTAAAAATGAGCAACGCAAGGTATAGTTTAGCATAGAAGAGAGAAGGCATAATTATAGACTGCCCCTCACCTTCTTCATTTCTGTTCACATGGAATTCGGTGACGTAATCGACTGGAATGAATTGGAATCTGAGATCTTTTTTATAAATATCATTATAAATCAGTGAGTTCAAAATGAGTTCTTTGAATTTATGATTCTCTTCCAGGAATTTCTTATTAAATGCCTTTACGATCTTATCGGTAATTTTAGAAAGAAAGTTTGTCTCTAAATCTTTGGGTGTACCAAATGTAAAGTTAGCACGGATCGTTTGTGAAAAAGGAGTTCTAGAAACCTCTGTTGCAACTTGATGTACGTAATAATACCCGATTGTATGATCAAGGATTTTAATTGGAATCATACGACGAGGGTCAATGAGTTTAATATAGCAATCATTGAACATGGAAAAATCTTTTTCAGAATCTTTAAGTTCTTTGGTTCCATCTGCATACATAGACGCGGAAGACTCGTTTTTCTTAATGCTATCTTTTGAAATTTTATCTGCCATCTTTCTAAACGGACTATCCGTTCCGAAGAGGGCATCCAAATCATTTGCTCCCTCCAAAATAACAGGAAGAGGAATGTCATCATTAACAACCTCAATATTTTCTAAAATATTGTTAAACGTCTTCTTCAAATCTGCCAAATTTACATTTTTCAAATCAGATTCTTCTCTGAAACTTTTTACGAATTCATCAGTTACGGCTTCTAAAGTATATTTAATTCTTTGCTCGGAACGTTGTTTCTTTTCAGTATATTGCTGATACAGCTTAGAGTATGGAATAGTATAGACATAATATTTCCCATATTGGAGAGTATTGGGAATAATATGGTCTTTGAGTTTTTGAAGGAGTTGGAATTTCTTTTGAATGTTTTCCACGGTATCTCTTAAACCTAATTTATCTTCACTACCAGTCTCCTGATTTTTGAAGGTCAGGCTGCAAGAAACATAGGATGAAAGATCGTCTGCAGATACGATAGCGTCTCTTGTAGTATTAAGTGCTTCTTTCAGTTCAAAAAGCTGATTACAAATAATATTCAGATCTTCATAAAGAAGATTTTGATTCTTGTAACGTTCATAGAAGAAACTAAAGATACCGCTACCGGATTCGTCCGAGAAAATTTCCTCCATAGATTTCGGATTGTTTCTCAGACTATTTTCCCTATCCTGCTCATTAAAAAGTTTTACAAGGAAAACAGAGATATCATCTCCGGTATATTTAGTAAATTCTTTGATGTCATCATAAATAACATCATCTATCTCATTAGAGATTCTCTCAAGTTCCCTTTCTCGCTTGAGATTAGGAGAGCCGAGATTTTCTATATATTCGTTGAATAGTGAATTGAGCCTTTGGAGAGGTTTTTCTATTCTTCTGACTATAGTTCTTCTATTATCAGTTTTAGCCATTTTATAACCGACCACCTTTACTACAACTTATTTTATAGATCTGTTCGACTGAGTAAATTATAGTCGGATTTTTGCAAAAAAAATAAAGAGAGCATAACTTATGCTCTCTAATCAGTGGGCATCTTTATACAGCTATAAAGATGAAAAGAGGATATTGAATTATCCTCATCCATCAATACAGCCTCGAAAATTTCTTCGTTTATTTCCGAAAACAAGAACCATATATCTGAACTATTTTTCAATGTGGGTAATAATTCTTTTGACATTTTAATCCGAAAATCTTCATACTGATGAATCAGTATCTCACCGTCAAGCAATGTCTGAGTGGCTTCATCGCTCATTTTAATGGACTTTTGCTTGAATTGTTTAATTTTCTCTTTCACTTTGAAATAGATATTGGGAATAATCGAATCGCTTATTTCGCCAATAACAAAGTTCAATTCTTTCTTATCCGTAGAGACTTTTATTTTAATCAGATTATTATCTACTACAATTTCTTCAATTTCGGATTTCTTATAATCCTTAAAAACTTCGGAAATTTTTACACCATTGAGTATAAGAAATCCGGAATTTGTCATCGCACTAACAATTTCCTGTATTGTCTCTGATTGAGCAAAATGGTATCCTATATCAATAACTTTGCTATTTTGATAAGGTAATGCAATTCCGTCTCCAAAAAGGCAATAGACCTTACACATACGTCTCATCACCTTATTCAATTCTTCTACTTTCTTAATGATTTTTTTATCTACTTTAAGGTTGCTCACTACCATCATCCCCAATTTCGACAACTAATTTGTCGATAAAATGTGTATTTCCATACAACTCAGGAACTTTATATTTCTTTCTATTCTTGATTCCAAACTGTTCACGAACTTTCTTATCCAATTCAAGAATACCAGGGAGACCAAACCATTTGGTTCCCATGAGCCCATAGTTTCCAATAAGATAATTGTCTACAAACTCTTTACCTTTGTCATCAATGTCACTGTNATCCGAATTTTGAATCTTACGACTAACTTCCCCAATTGAACTATCAATGATCAATTTTCCAATCATAGTATTAGGTGCAACGTTGAATGTTATAATTATATTTGGATACATGGACGAGAAGTCCATATCTACGGCATTATCGTAAATAAACATGCTTCTTTTTCCAAAAATCTTAACCCCAGTATGTGAATTAAGCATGGGGTCTGCAACTAATGCACCATCGAACTTTTCATCGTCATCGCCTTCATCCGATTCTTGTGCTTTTTTGTTCTTAGTACTCTCACCGTAATCAACGTTGATGTTATTCCCAATAATCAGACCCTGTTTATAAAACTCAACATAGGCCCGATTCTTAAGGAACACCGTCTGTTTGAATACTTTGTGATATACAGTAGCATTTGCATATGCTCGTTGATAAATATTATCAGTATCTCCGGTTTTATCCTCAATTCCCATTTGAAGAAGAACGTCTTTTATATTATATTTAACGAAAAGCCAATAATCAACCCATGCTAATGTTTTGATATTGGCAGCTTCGCTGTAATCAAGCTTAGAATCACCAATCTCTTTCTCTGCAACTGCATTAAGAGAAAAGGATCTGATCTCACCTTGACCTTTTCTAAGTCCGCCATAATTGATCATTTGGTCGAGATACGTTGTATATGAAGAAATTCTAAAATAGTCTCCCTTATTGGGAATGGAGAAAGTTTTATAATCTTTCTTATAGAAAAGATATTTGACTTTGAAATCTTTATGACACATAACTCTTACGGGATCTAATCCGAGTTTCTTCAGGCGTTCGATAATGTACGGAATATCGAAGCCCATGTTCCAAATCAACATAAAATCCCGTTTAAGAGTGTTAATCAATTTAAACATATCAACTATGAGATCACATTCATCATCATACATGTAAATATTGTAATCCAGCACTCCATAAACATCATCAAAGTCATCATGGAGTTCTTTAATAAACTCATCCACTCTTGCTTCAAAATCTGCAATTAATGGGTTTTCAGGATTTCTTAAAAGAAAAGTGAATACCGATTTACTCTCTTTATCTACAATGGTTGCTGCATTAATGGGACATTCTCCCTCTTTCGGAAACCCATCAAACTTATAGCTGTCAACCTCAATATCGAGAAACTGCTTTGTAATNTATTTGGGTCGATCATTGTCGTTGTGTAAAACCCATTGAATTCTCACCCAGTTTTCGATATCATAATCTGAACCAAATACATATGGGTATTTATGAATTTCATGAATTTTACCCCAATTACCTGTAGCTTTACAATCTTCAATAAATTTTTTAAACATGTCACCCGCTTGCTGGGCGATATAGAAGGGAAGATTGTTAAATTTACATCTATGCATCTCTGTCTGATCGAGTTCAATAAATAATTTATTATAATCGTAGTTACGATATTTTTCTTTTGTAAAATAAATCTCAATTTCAGGCTCTCTAATTGTTTCAACAAATTTTTCTCCCGTATCAAGATCTTTATAGATAATATCAAGATAGTCTGCATCCCCACCAACTTTTTTATTATGATACATAACATTTAACAACATCGTATTTTCTTTATTTCTATGAGGTATAAATTTCAAGTTTATCACACCCCGTAAATTGCTAGTTACATTGATGTTAACCCGTCTTTATAAAAGAATCTCACTTTATTTCTGAGAAAATAATATATAAACTACAGATTAATTAATTTAGCATCTTGAAAACACTTTAATAAAGAGATAAACTGGAGGTGCAACCAAGATGGAGAAGAACGGTTTGCTTGTAATTAATATTGATATTGATGAGAAAGTCAATATTATTGAGGGTCTCAAGTCTCTTAAACCGCTTCCCGGTACTAATTCAAAGGCTAGCTTAGATGAAGAGAGAAACGAGCCCCTATTGTTGACGAAATTAGGTAAGAAGGATAAAAAGAAAAAGAAGAAAAAGAAAGGAAAAGAAGGTTTATTTGATGGAGTTGATTTCTCACTAAGTAAAAATTTCGACGACGATGAAGGAGAAGAGCAAAAAGAAGAACGAAAATTCACATTCCTCGAAGCGGATGACATGTTCAGAGATGATGAAGAAACCGATCTTACTGAGGAAATTAGTAAAGACCAGAAAAAAAATTATAAGAAACGGGAAAATGACTTCGAGAAAAAATTCGATGAAGAGTTAACTATTCTTTATGATCTCTTGGAAGAAGTGAATAAATTCGGTAAATCTCTGGAGAAAAAATATCATGCATTGGAAGCTAGTAAGGTTAGGGGTATTAGCAAATATACCAATGACCTTATAGTCTCAATCCTGTCCAGTAAAGCAAGTAAACTTCAAATTGTTAAAGAAATTGCAGCCATTAAGAAAACAATTCAAGATCTTAAATTTAAAGCAGAGAAAGAGGCTCGGGATAAAGAAGGCGATATCTCTAGAGACCAAATTGCCGCAGCATATCTTTCTCGGGTATTTAATAACGTTGGTAGAAATAACTTTATTCAAGGTGCTGGTGGAATGGGATTTGCTCCTCGTAGCCAAGATGATGATGACGATGATGAAGTTCTTGAAGAAATTGAATCCCGTCGTGGAAATAGTGACTACCAGCGCGAAAGAATCTATGATATGATCTTGAATCGACTGGAAAATGAAAGAGATGATAGTGTTCGATCTTTCTATAGGGCACCTGAAGCAGATATTTATCTCAAATATGAGAATGAGGGAATAAATATTTGTGTTAAAAGATGTATTGACGACGGTTCGTGGCAATTTATTGCTGTAAACCGTGACGGTCAAGAAGTTCCCGACTATCCTCTCCCTAAAAAGAAAGACGTCGGTTCTGTTAGATTTAGTGCAGACGGTCGTCGCATGACTGATGGTAGGGGAGTTACCTATAAAGTAATTGAATACTCTGCTCCAATCGAATAAAAAAAATAAAAGAGGATGATGGATTTTACCATCATCCTCTTTTATTGGTGTTCTTATATACGAGTAAGATTTCCGTTTCTTTCCATTTTGAATCTTTGAGACCGATTCTCTCCGAGCTCTTTATCGACCATGCTACGAAGCTGCCGGAATGTACTTACGATAGCTTCGTATTCTGCTCGTTTTTCGTGGAAATCGAGGAGCTCATTTTTCAATGACCTAACCTCTGCAGCGTAATGGCGTATCCGCTCTTCCATTTGCAAGAGCATCATTTCGGCAGCCTGTCTACGCTGCTGTTCTTCTCTGATAGTATTACGTAAGATTTTTTCATTCCTTGCGTATTCCTGATTTTGTCCTGTGATAACCTTGATAAACAAATTGAGAGAATCTATCTCTTCTCTCAAACGTTCAATCACTCGATCCCGTTCTTCGATCTCTTGTGTGGAAAGAGCATCCGCCTTTTGAGAGATTGCTATAGCTTCCATAAGATCAGTTTCGGCAGTTGAAGTATCGGCTTCGAGAATAAGACGATACCGTTCAACTTTACGGAAGCGAGTATAAGCACTGAGAAGTGCAGACGGAGAAACTCGGATATAGTTCTCCGAAATGATTTTGTACGAAGACGAATTGGAATGTCCTTGTTCCCTGAGCGCTTTCATCAGAGTAAACAAGTACACGATATCTTCATCATTCCAGCGTTTATTGGTTCGATGATTTTTCATAAATGTAAGTCCTCCTATTTTATTAATTATATTGACGATTCATATCTATAATATATAATCATCAATTTTGAAAATCCGAAAGGTATTATGAAGCCTTAAAAAGAATATTGACATTCCGATAGTTGTCAATAGAGACATCCGACGTCATAATAATATCGACAGGATAATTGTCAAACATGTTGTTATGAGTAATAAGGAAAGTTTGTTCGCAATTAATGACATCAAGAAGAGTCTCAAGTATCCCTATAAAAGTAGTACGATAACTAGTATCAAGTGTAGAATCAATTTCATCCAAAAGCATAATGTTATAATCTCGAAGGGATTGTACGATCAAAGCAAATGAAATTGCCAATGAAATAAAAGTCCTTTCACCCTGAGAACATCTTATTGCATCATGTACACGAACTCCTTTCTTAATGTATGGAATACGGAATTCATCTTCGTTGATAACAAAATCATCGATCTCTAATGTATCTTGGTAGACCGACTCTAGAAGTTGGTTTACAAACGTTTTAGTACTTTTCAAATATAGCTGAATATACAAAAGAGGTACGCCTTTAGTTGAAGAAAGAGACTCTCTAATAATTTCAACTTCTTCATATTTTTCTTCGAGAGTTTTTCTCTCCTCATTAAGTGCATTGAACTCTCTCAGCCTATAATCTATGTCTGCAACCTCTGCTTCAAGTTCAGAGATTTCTCTATCTAAGTCTCGTATAGATACCCTATTTCTTTCAATCAACGATAGATAATATTGAATTTTACCATGTGTTTCTTTCTTTTCCTCAATAAGCTTAATCGTTTCCTTAAGTTTTTCCTCTGTTTCAGAAATAAGTTCTTTAATTTTCTTAAATTGATTGAGATCAGCTAATGAGGATTCCAATAAAGTTATTTTTTTATTCAAATCGTTGCTTTCTTCCTTCAATTTTTCAATGTCCTTTTCTACAGAAGATATTTGTTCGTCTAATACAAAAATTTCATTTTGAAGAGATGTCAGTGAAGAACTATTTTTTTCGATGAATTGAAGTTCTTTTTTAGTTTCTTTGATTTTATTGTCCAATTCTTTAAATTCTTCATATTCCTCCAAAGCAGATATATAATTAGTGATATAATCCTCATCGTATACAATCGTTCTATTTTTTATAGAATTGAGAATATTTTTAATATTAAAGAAATCCTCAGGCATTCTTTCGATAAGATTTTTGTTAGATTTAATAACCATAAAAATATACTCGATTTTCTTCATAATGTCGATATATGAAAGAAGTCGTTCTCTCTCAACTTCTAAAGATTCCAATTCTGCTCGAAGTTTCTTTGAGTGAGATTCTTTGTCTGGAATCTGCTTGTGATCCTCGTAGAATTTTCGATACGGACATTCACAATTCGTATCATGAGGAACATACAAAACATATACCTTATCCTCATTATTCAGATTGATTTTGAGTCTTTCCAACTCAGAATGAATACTATTTATACGCCTATCGATTTTATTAACTTCTCTGCGTACAAAAGAATCGACATCTTGGCCTTTATTAAACATATCTACTACATCATTAATTGAACTGGAGCTAAACTCATAGACATTTGTTGCAACTTCATTTATTTCCTGAAGTAGAGAAAGAGCCTTCAGCATATCATCTTTTGTACATTTGGGATTGAAATTTTTAAATTTTTCACCAAGCTTATCCTTTTTCTTATTGAGTTCAAGATAGTAATCACTAAGTCGGTCATATTGCAATTCGGAAGACACATATTTTAAATTTTCTTCTTTTTCTTGTTTCTGAGTAATGAGTGAATTTAACTGGGTGAAGAAGAAATCAATTTTACTCTTATTGAGAGAGATACTATTCGTGTGATTATCTATCAACATAGTTATTTCTTTAATTTTAGAATCGACGTCTCCCTCAATAACTAATACATTACTAGAAATCTTCCCGCCAAGGTCATTAAGATGAGTTTTGAGACTGGAATACTCTCTTTCCAGAGATTTTGTCTCTAAAATAAATGAATCCAATCCTTGGGGAATTAAAGATTCAATAAACCCTTGGAGCTTACCATTTTCACTACCAATTTCGTCACGATGCAAACGAAGTTTAGAGATTTTATCATTCAATTTACTCATTTTTTCACGTTCATCATTTTCATTAAAAACCTTAAGTTTTGCAATCTTAAAAGTTACAGTTTTTATCAATGATTTAAGAACACGAGCGTCTTCTCCAACTTTTTTATGTAGCTTAAGATAAAGATTGATATCTTTAAGCAAATCTGACATGAAGTTCTTACGATCACTTGCTTTCATATCTATAAACCCTGATACATTAGATCCAAGACGAAGGAGCCTAAAAAGATCGGACTCGATTGACAATTCGAGTTCGACAATTTCATTAAACGATTTTACATTTCCATTAGGATTAAGCTCCTTGCCATTCTTACTAATGAAACTTTTAATACCCTTATCGTTTTTAAACTGATAAAAATGTTTAATAATGTATTCGTTACCATTATGGAGATAATGAATCTCCTTATATCCGTTTTCGCCCTCAAGAATAAAATCCTTCCCACTCCTAATATCCATAGAACCTGGATATGCATAAGGATTCAAGAGACTGAGAATACTAGTTTTACCTGAACCGTTTGGTCCAACCAGCAATATAATGCGATTTTTTTGATTAGACAAATCTATCTCAATGTGCTTTTTTCCCATTGCTGTAAAAATCGGTGCTATATTGGTAGCAATAAGCTTTGTAATTTTCATAGTTTCATCCTCTCCCAAAAAAATAAAATTCCCTCTGTAGATCTGTTACAGAGGGAATTTTGTTTGATTATTCGTTTTTCTCGTTAATTTCTTTTACGGCATATTTAACTATTCTGAATGAATCATCGACATATGTGGCACCTTCGATCGGAAGGTGGTCCATTTTTTCAACTTCTTCAATGGCTTCTTCCAGAGAAGAAGCTTCAATTTCAATAGTATTTTCAACTTCCCAAGTAACTAGGATTTTATATTTTCTTTTGTTTGCATTAATTTCTCCATTAACGGCGAGTTCTACTTTCATTTTTTTCCTCCTTTTTTCCATAATGATTGATAAATATTTTTTTCATGATGGTTTGGTGCCGAGGAGGGGACTCGAACCCCCATGACCCGAAGTCGCGGGATTTTAAGTCCCGTGCGTCTGCCAATTCCGCCACCCCGGCGCGATTAAAATTTAAGTTGGTGGGCCCTGCAGGACTCGAACCTGCGACCGATCGGTTATGAGCCGACTGCTCTCACCAACTGAGCTAAGGGCCCAGATAGGTATATGGTGCCGCCTGAGGGACTTGAACCCCCAACCATCTGATTACAAGTCAGACGCTCTACCAATTGAGCTAAGACGGCATATATTACATTATGTGATCTTTTATTGAATAAAAAGATCCATGTTTTATCAACAAGCCATTTTTACACAAACGATCCAAATATCTCTTAAGTTTAATTTTGTCTATAGTATCGCTGACCTTATTGTATAATTCTTCAAAAATGAACGGTCTTTTAAATTTAGATATTTCACCGATAATCTTTTTTGTTGTATCCAATTTCAACCACCCCAAAGATATGTAACACTGGACCCGGAGGAATTTGAATTATCAAATTCCATCAACAGGCCCAGCGGAAGGTTGGTTTAACTTCTTCAAAGTTTTGTTTGTCTCATTTTTATTTAATATAGGATTAATATCCATTTTATATCACAAGAATTCTTCGCTTGAAAGATGAATGGGATTTGGAAGAGGATTAATTTTATCAGTTCCATTATCCTCAATGATCATATCCCATCTAACACCAAGAATCTCGCACCATATTTTAAAATTCTTTACTGTCATCTTGGTATTTTTGACGAGACCACTTTTCAGATTATTGAGTGCATGTTGGTTTGTAAATTTGGACTTATAATTTTTGAGATTGACCTTCTTATCGATGATAATTCTTTTAACAAGATACTTCAAGAAATCATCATCTTCCTTAATCGTTGGCAACCAAAGCTCTGTATTATTATTAATAACCTCGATATCCTCAGCGTCGATGAAGCTATCTTTCGAAGTTTCCATCTCTTTGAAGATTTTATCGAGATTAAGTTCATTCACATTATCAATGTGATACTTCTTGGCAGTTTCTTTGTCATACTCGACAAAGATATAGTTACCCTCACGGTCTTTCCAAATTCCAGCTTCAAGCTTTTCTCCTTGCTTAAAGTCTTCAGGGACCTTTCCCTTATAGACATAAACATGCTCACCCTTGATATAGCCGATTCCTTTCTTAAGTTTCATTCCTGGAATGTATATTGTTACTTCATGAAATTCATCATCGACAATTATGTTGGTTCTGCCTGTAAAAACTCTAACCGTCGTGATTTTTTCAGTCATCCATAACACCTCCACAAAGATAATATATAAATATTTACTCAACTATATNATTCGNTGATCATTCTTTTTTCTCTAGATCGGACATTATATCTGCTTCTTTTACTATTCCTCCAGTTGATTTGACAAATTCCTTCGATGCTTTTTCAAATACACTTTTCTTAGGTTTCGCTTTAATTAACGGCTTGGTATTTTCTAACTCCCCTGCTTTAATTGCAGAGATATAGTAGTTTATTAACGCTTGAGAATAGACAAAGATATTTGTCTGTTTTAATGCATAAAGTAGACTTTCAAATGCATCAATAGGAAGTTCGACAAAATTGTTGTTATTATTTAGGTAAAGAATGACACCCTCATACGAGAGTTCATTTTCGTCATATATTTTAGCAGGCTTTAAAACCATCCTGTTACCATTGCCAAGATTGTAAATTCTTACCACAGCTTTTTCTGCCTCATCGGAATAAATAACGATTTCATTTTTGGAATTTACTGCAAAAATATTGCCGTTATATATCGAATCAAGCATTTTTTCAAAACCTTTAATAATCTGAATTATATTTCTTTCGTTAATAATGATACTTTTATCTTTATCCCATTCGGTATTATCAATCAATTCAAGAGTCAAAAATGATTGGAAATCTAATTTCAAATACGTTTTTCCTTGAAACGTAAATTCATTGTGAAAATTTTCCACCCTGCCATCTTTTTCTTTTAATAATTTAACATGTATCCTCAATATGAGATTAGCCACAGGCTGAATTATAATTCGAGATATTTTTTGCAGATTCTCTAGCATAATTTATTCTCCTTTGAAAAAAATAAGGGGAATTCTACACCCCCTTATTTTTCTGTTTTCAGTTAAATGGAAAGTAGAATTCCGAGATTACCGATTAATGTACAACTCCTGCTGATTCAGGTTCTATAAATATATTGGCACCTTTACCAACTTCGAATTTATTATCTTCAATTACTTCGTTAATCAATTTATTAAATTGATCGATGCCGAATATTATCGCAAATCTTATGTAATCTTTGTCTCTATCATTTTTAATGGAGTAGTAAAGCATTCTATTTATAAACCTAGCTCTTTCTAATGATCCATAAAAAATATCGGGGTTAAGGTGATAGTATCTAAGGTGATCTATTATCTTAGGAATAGCCGTTTCATTCAGCCAATTCAAAAAGGCAAGAGGTATGATTTTAATTGGTGTTAATTTATCCTTCGGAATATCGATTTTATTAACAACCCGTGTTAAAAGATCTTTGATATCTTTACATTCCCGCGATTTTACATCGAAATAATTGCCAATAAGAACGAAGGTGTAAGCTGCAAATATGTCCACTTCTTTATCAAATTTAGATAAAGACGGATATTTAATCCCGTATAATGCGCGGGAATCACCATTTTTAATTACACTCCTGATAAATTTTTCATCTTTACGTTTTTCAATAAAATTAAGAATAGACATACATGGGCCTCCTAATTATTAATTGTATAAAAAATAATTAGGGAACCGCAAAGGTTCCCTGATTTAAATCTATTTTTATAGATCGTCGTCATTATCGTTGATATTTATCCAGACCCTGAGATAACCATTGTCATACTCAGTTCTCTTTATCGACGACATTCTGACAACTTCTCTTAAATTTCTTTCTTGGTCAAAGAGTTCTTGAATCGTTTCACATTTCTCAAACGGGTCCACGTAAAGAATATCTTTGTTCTGCTCTTTGTGTTTCTTAGACATCTCTTTCTGAAAATCGAAAATTCCATCCTCAGGTTCATGAGCTCCATCAAAATACAACCCTTCGGTTTTACAGAAAGGCGTGATGATACCAGATGAACCTGGGTCGCTTGTTCCACAGACGTTGATATCCAATCTTCCCAAATATGATGGGTGGATACCTCTATATTTCATCGGAATATTGTTTTCGTTTTTATTACCAAGAGAGTTTGGACCTTTCAAGGTAAATCTAAGTTTTGCAAAGAAGTCCATATCATTAATGCGATCATCATACCGAAGCAATCCGGATATATGGAGTTGGTCCATCAAAATATTTCCGGAAAACTTCAATATTTCTTTTACTTTATCCAGAGTAACTCTGCTACCAGCAGCGATTACCCGATTCATTCTTTCATTAAAAGCTTTTGTCAGCAGAGATACAATATATTCATTGCACCTCAAACGTTTATTTGTCAAATCCATGTTATCCTTTTTACGAAGTTCGTTGTAATTTTGGACCATCCAGCGAAGGATGGAATAGATGGATTTTTTATTCGAATCGTTAATCTTAAGAATATCTTTCGTCGTTTCATCAAGCATACGCTCAATGAATTTCAGTGTATTTAATCCTTTTTCCATGTAGTTATATGAATTGGTAGCGTGCATACTTCCAATCCATTCAATCCAGTAGTTTCTATTATCAAGGTCCTCATAATTCAAACGATTTGTAACAAATCGCAGAATCATGGACACTATTGATTGCACATATTGATACTTTAGAAAGAAATAACGGTTTACTTCCAAAAATAGTTTATTTTTTATCTTGAAATAGATGTTATTCTCTTTATCCCCTTCTTCTTCAACGAATCTAACCACTTTATCAACGCTGAAGAATTTAAGGGTTTTGGTAACACCCATTTTCGCAAAATAAATCAGTAAAAGGTCTATCTCTTTCCTAAAGATAAGCAAATATGTGGGGGCAGTATAAAAATTACCGTCGGTATCCTCAAACTCCCCTTTAACACGTTTAAGAACTACTGGAACCAGAGATTTAAGTGTCAAATTCTGGCGAGTTGTATAGGTAGAAGAATCTACCAATTGATAGAGCAAAAGATATTTCTTACCTTTGATTGTATAGTAGCCATTTTCGTCAGCTACTGGGATAAGAAGCTTCTTAGTTACGATCGCTTCCTCACCCTTACATTCCAGCTTGAACTTGAGACGAAGCTCCATATATCTGCTATCTTGCATGTACATGTAGCGCGTATCGGATTTCTTTCTGGATTTTTTACGGGTAGTCATATATTCATTGAGATCAATCTCTTTCTCATCCTCAATGATTGTATAACCGAGAAATTTAATATATTCAAGGACCTCCAATGATTTACATGCGTTTACAATTAGTTTAATGAGGTCCTCATCGTATTCGCGGGTAATGAGACCGTAGTTAATTCGTTTTTCATTTTCGTTTTCATAATTCGCTATGAAATCTCTCATCCCAACTTTGACCTCCCAACATCAGTTTTCCCATATCATCTATTGTAATGTAAGCTAATAAATAATATATAATTTATCACCTCCTCTCTTTTCCAAAAAATCATTTATTTTTTAAACCCCTACATTTTCTTCATTGTTTGTCTGCTTCTCTGATGTAGAATTTGCCGTTAACAGATTTTTGAGCCGTGGATCATCTTTTTCGAAAAGTTTCACTATATATCCAGCCACTTCCCTTATGGGAATAGCCGTGAGTCTATCCTTGTCAGCGAATTCCTTAATGGCATCATCTTCATTTACACCCACTCTAAGCCCGACATATTCCAGCCTAGAATAGTCATTAGTTTCAGCAAGAATCAAAAATACATCCATTTGATTATTATTCATTGTAAATCCCCTCCCATATTCTTTTAAACAAAAAATTTATTCATTTTAATCAAAAAGAAATCTTTTTGATTAAAATGAAAGTCCGATGGTGATCTTAATGACCACCATCGGACTTGCGGCCGAATTATTCTTCGGTTTCGTTGTCGTCTTTGACGATGAGTTTGAATTCCGGTCCCGGAGTAGCAATCGGAACATAATTGCCTTCTTTTTCTGCGTCTTCAGAGCCGCTCCGATGGCTTACACCGATATCAAGCAGTCCCATCAGATTGAGGATGTAATCGGTGTCCGGAGCTTTCCGTTCGTTGACGAAGTTGATGGCGCAGAGCAGGAACGCGCGGGCAATCGTCGGAATCCCTACAGCATGGGTAATATCAACGCCGTGTTGCTCAAGCAGAAGCTTTTGAGCACGTTCAGCGATCTTCATGATTTCCTTTTCGTTTTCACCAATTTCCACCGGAGTAAAGTTAGTTTTCTTTCCCATGATTTTTTTACCTCCTAAATTTTAGATTCATTAATATGTTAGTAGGTTGATAATAATTTACCAACCTAAACCAACCAAAGGCTAGTTATTGATTTTACTCAGCAAGTTTCATTATATTTCCAATTTGCACGTCTTCGGGGAAAGATGAAACGACATCAGAGATTGTCATTTTCCATCTTCCCTTAATTCAATTACAATTTTTCCGACATCTTTGCCGGTTTTTTGATTTATTATATTTTTGAAGAATTCATATACAACACTTGGAAGAACACCTTCTGGGATATAACGTCTCTTCTCCCAATTAATTTTGCCCTGATAACTTTCAGAAGATCATATTCTCCCGAAAGAAGGCCGATTTTCTTACGTCTCATGTTAATCACCTTTTATAATCAAATTTTTTATATGCTTCATCGATTGTGATTATCGGTATATTGTGTTTCCTAGCTTTTTCAATTTTTGAACTTAATACATTTGGTGCGGTTATCAACAAATCGATATTTTTGTTAAAAGTTTCCGTCACTCCAATATCCTTAGATTTGAGATAATTTTCAAAATCTTTGTCTCTTACTTTCGTAAAGCAAACGATCATTTTATAATCCTTTGCTTCTTCCCGTTTTACTTCAAGAACGGAACATAGAAATCTGATCAAATCTATATTGATCCTAATACCCTGAATGACTTTTTCCGCTGTCTTTTTCTGTATCCCTCCGATCTTCAGCAATTTTTCATAGTTGTTTTTAGCAGCTATGTCTAGCAGTTCGGTAAGATAATATATATTCAAAATATTTTTAAAAATTCTCCTACCGATGCCAGGGATACCAATTGAGCCGAGCAATTCATAATCATAAACTTTCTTCCTGGAATTGATTCCTTTAATCATCTTTCGTACTGACTTTTCACCAAATCCAGGAAGTTGAGATATGATGTATTCGTGATTTTCAAGCTTATACAAATCCTCAATGCTATTGAGGAATTTATATTTGTAGAGGGTAGTTATGGTTCCCACTGAAATTTCGGGAATCTTCATTTTTTCTACATAGTTCACAATCTTTCCAATTTTCCTACAATCACAATCAAGATTTACACAACGAAGAACCGGGTCCCTAACCAACGGTTGATTACAATATACACAGTGCGTTGGGGTTGTAAATTTCTTACCTGACCCCTTACGACACGTTTCATCTTTCTCCAGATACGGGACGATATTATATTTAATAATAACCTCGTCACCTTCTCTAAGATCAAGACTTTCGAAAATGTCGATAGAACCGAGGGACGGACTATCAATTGTATTGCCATTGAGTTTTACNGGTTCNACAATTGCTACAGGTGTCACAGTTCCAAATACACCGACAGAGAATTCGACATTTTTNAATACCGTTTTCTTCTGTTCCGGCGGGAACTTGTAAGCCACTTCAAATTTATTTATCTTACCGTCTTCCCTACCAAGGGATTCTTGAACCATGGGATTGGTGAGACGAATGACAACCCCATCTATATCAATACCGAATCTTTTCTCTACTTCATCTCGTATATTTTCAATTTTCTCTTTGATGTCGTCCAAATCACGCAAATTGGCCGTTGCTGAAGGATAGTCATCCAAAGTTGATTTAGGTATTTTTATTTCTTTGGTTTCATAATTTTGAACTTGCAACGGGATGATTGTAATATACGGGAGATACTTTCTATCAAGATCTTTCGTTCTGAAAATTGAACTTACCGCAATTCTCGGATTATTAACATGGCCGAAATCTTTACAGAACTTCTCATAATTATCTCGGCTCATGACTGTTTCGGTCTTGATACCAATCTCATAATATTTAAACTCTTCAATGAAATCAAAGCTTGTACCTTTAAACATCTTAGTCAGGTCAACAGCCTCATTTGAATCTGTATCTCCTCGACTCAAAGCTCTCTCCACAGTATGAGTTACATCCGTTTCAAATACGATAGAAATACCATCCCATTTAGGGGTTATCAAAACCTCCAGCTCATTTTCTCTGAGACTTCTCCCAAGACGATTCTCACACGATTTGATCCATTCCTCAAGAGATTTCCTTACTTCCTTCTTGTTTTTAGGTTTATCACTATTCTTGATAAAATGAATTTTATCTAAAGTTCCTCTCAGATCAGGATATTTGTGAAATCCTGTCGGTATATCTTTAACACCCACAGATGCACCAACGATTTCATTACCGTTAATGCTTCTATGGACTTCATATAATATGTCATACTCCTCATCAGGAACCGGCGATTCAATATTGCCATTGTTATAAATTTCCTGGAGGATATTGATAATCAGCTCTATTATCTCTTTATCGTCTTCGTCATAATTTTCAACTGCATTACTATAATAATTTACCAAGCTCCTAATTTTAGTCAAATTTTTCAATCTGTCTACAACTATATCGAAATCTCCTACAGTTCTGAGATTATTAAGATAAGCAACAAGTTCAGATTTTATGTTGATTTTGTCAATCATCACACATATTCCTCCTATCTTTATCCGTTAATTGTTTGTTTTCTTACACATCATATTCTACTTCACAAATTAATAATATATAAACAAAAAAAACAGGCTGGGAACATTTATCCCCCAGCCTGTTTTAAACTCACCGAATTTGGCTGAGCTTATTTCCGAATCCCGAAATAACATCACCGAAACTCGGAAACGCGAAAACTCCCGGTTTGGCCTTATCATCTTGAACGGGATTGGAAGAATCATTGTCGCTGATTGAAACGACCTTACCTTGGGATACCATGAAGACCTTATCGTCATCGGTCCCCCTGGTTTTCTCCCCTTGAGCTGCCGCTTCTTGAGCCTTATTTTTGTCGGCTTTCTCAGACTCAAGACGGATGGCCGCAACCATATCCATGATTTCAAGAACATATTTGTCCTCGCTGACAAACTTGTGGACCACATTTTTCAGCAGTTCACGAAGCTTGTCATTCATGTGCGGCGCGATCCGTTCATCCTCCGAGATGGCCGTCCAGATCAGTGAACTGATGAGCTGTCGCCAATCCTCTTGAGTGAAATTTGCAGTATCCTTGTTGTTAGCAACAATCTGTTCTACTGCTTTATGCATGAACGATTGTGCCTTTTCATAGAAGTACCTGCGCGCATTCGTGTCGTCGATCGGGATCTCCTCAATATTGAGGAGATTATTGACCCAGTCCTGACTGGGGTCCTCATAGGTTACAGGAAAACTCAGCCTATTCAGTTTTTCAACATCTTCAGCAAGCTCCTCCTGTGCAACCATTGTCTTGATGTCGACGCGCAAGACCCCGTCACTTTTATCGTGCGAGGATGACGCTCCTTCAGTGACAACATAGGTCGACCCGTTCGCCACAGTGTCGAACGTCGGACCGTCCTTTCCCGTCTTTTTGCTCGATTTGTTGGTCGCCTTGGGGAAAGTATCTTTTTTAGCCATATTTTAAAACCTCCCTAATTTCTTGATATAAATCAAAGTATTTTCTTGAAGTTGGATGGTCCGGATCATGTAACGTAGAGGGTAATCCACCATACGCTACAGATGAAGCGAACCGTATAGATTTAGGGATAACCGTTTCAAACAGAGTTAATCCGGCTCCTTGGCAGAACTGTCTACATTTTGCAAGGATGTCACTGTGAAGAACAGTCTTGGTGTCAACTATGGTAGCAATAACTCCACCAACTTCCGCTTTGGCACCATGGTCCTGCTTGAATTCCGAAATAGCAGACAAAATCTTAACCAGCGAACGCATAGAATACGTCTCTGGTTGAAATGGTATGAACAACTTGTCGACAAATTTGATAATGTTTCCCTGCATCAATCCGAAATGTGCTGGGGAATCCACAAGAACGAAATCATAGTTCTTGGCAATACTGGATAATGACTCACGCATTAGATCAAACGGTTTGGGGAATTCTACGAAATTCCCTATAACCTTGAAGTCCAAACTTTCCAAACGATCATTTGCCGGAATAATGTCAATGTTTTTCGTCAGTTTAATTACGGCTTTCTCTGCGGGTATTTTCCCAGTCAAAACTTCAAACAATGTGTTTTTAACATTGTCAGGATTTTTTCCGAACGAGAGTAAACAATCACCTTGCGCATCAGTATCAACGATGAGGACTTTATATTTTCGGGAAAGAACTCCTGCAACATTTACCGTCAACGACGTTTTAAGTACTCCACCTTTGCGCGTAGAAAAAGCTATGACAAAAGTATTCTTCACGACTTATTCCTCCTACGACACAGGAATAATATATAAACAAAAACTGAGTGGGTCTTATTCCTGCTTCCTATCCCACTCACTTTTATAATATATAGATAAACGCATTAAAAAAACGATAAATACCTAGTGTTAAACACTAGGTATTTATCGTTTAAATTTCATTCAATGCTCTGATAATATCTCTAGCTCTTTGTTCATATGTATGTTTTTCATAAACCAATTTTTGTCCTTCCAAAGCAATCTTTTTCCGCTTATCTTCATTGTAGAGATAGTAATTAATGAGTTCATATGTTTCTTCCACACTAGACGAAGCAACAAGATGCTTATGGTTGACAAACATGGATTCTATGGCTTTAGTTCTGGATGTAAGGAAAAATCCACCGCATCCCAGAACTTCAAATGTTCTCATTGATTGCATAGTCGTAGAATCTACTACGGAATGCACTCCGAGAACAAACTTGACATTCGAGTATGCGTGGAGGGTTTCTTCCATAGGCATGTATCCTTTATAAACCTCATTAGGTACATGATACCTAAATTGAGGATTGACCCATTCAGGCCCTCCGTAAATCTCAATGTTTCGTCCAAGATTAATAAACGGTTGAATAATAATTTGATAAGCTTCATATCTCGTATCGTAATAATTATAGTTATTGCCAATGAAAATAGCGTCGAGATCTTTATACTTAGGATTGCTACCCTTGTTGTTATGAACACTGGGATCAATAGCAAAAGGTACACAAATTGCTTTAATCCCATTTTGCTCATATTTTGGGATTGCCTCAATACAAGGAGTTGCAACAAGTACAGATCTCTTACCCCAGTCTTGAGAAAGAGTATCGATCCATACAGGATCTTCAATACCCCAATAAATCATTTTCAAACCAAACTCTTCAACTACAGGAAATACCCAACTATCGGCGTTGATTCCGCCCTCCATGAGAACGTAATCAGGTTTAAATTCATCCAATTTTTTCTTAAATCCTTCGATAGTAGCTTCTTCAGGGAATAATAACATTTCAGTTTCCCAACCGTTTTTCTCAAAGCCAATCTTCAAACCATATTTGATAATTGGTGCAGAGTTAAGGAATAAAATTTTCATTCCGTACACTCCTTAATGAAGGTATTTCTAATTAAAAAAATGTTCTCTGTGTTGCTAAAAAATAGTCAATAGACAAAAAAAAATAAAAGAGGGTATTTTATACCCTCTTTAAACATCAATTTCAACTACCAACATTTTTTCACGTCTCTTTGCCAGCTCGATTTCCCGCTGAATCTTTTCTTCAACTTCTTCAGGTGTACCGACGAGAATGATGTCGCCTTGAAATTTCTTTCGGACATCAATTTCTAGCTTAATGTCATTGAATTCTCTTTCTGTGCAAATGAACAGTCTACCATCGTATTCGTAATCCTTGATCAGGTCAGTATCGATCTTGACAACATACTTATCTTCTTCGAATTCAATTTTCAATCCTAAAAAGAGAAGATATGCGTTCAAGATCTCAACGTTCCTGTTTATGAAATCATTTCGATCGTTGAATTTCTTCATCTCTTTGAGATTGGTCATAAGTTCTTCACCAAGATCCCTACGACCAAGTACAGATGATCTGTAGAAGAGATGAAGTTTTGCAATAATATTTGTATCTACACCGATGGCACTGTTTATATTTTCTTGGTCGCCGATTCTGATAGGTGTTTTACTATAAAGCTCTTGGTGAGTTTTAGCTTTATTCGTTTTCTCAGGAAGACCTTTTCTTGACAAACCTCCAGTAGACCGTACACTAAGGCCCTTTTTCGAAGTTTGTTTCAGTTTGAGAATATACATGTCGCCTACAATCAGTGGCTTAAGAATTTTTATGGTTCGACCAAATTTATTGACATACACGTTATAGGGTTTTATCCAATCGAACTCTTTATAAATCTTCCTAAGTCTATCGAACAACGGCTCAGTTTCCCATAATGGAGGGACGTGGATATAAATTCCCTCTTTGATAATATTATCAAAGAACGTTTCCCTGGACTTTTTGTTGAGAGATTTAATATATTTGGAAAGTTTCTCAGCTTGTCGTTCATTGAAATGATGGACAATTCTCACGAGAAGATCTTCTTTTTCATCCAAAGAACTCAATGTAGCCAGTTTTTCCCGAACCCGGTTACAAATAAACGTTATCGACTGTTCATAAAGCTGCATGGAATTCAACCGGTTAATAACCCCAAGGCTATTGAAAATGACATCAATTCGTTCTCCAGTTTCGAGGAATGGCATTTCTTCATCTGGTACAATTACCGATACAACACCTTTATTACCATGTCGTCCAGTAATTTTTTGACCAGCACTGAGAGAGATATTTCTCTCAATCGTGAATTCAATGATCATGTTACTGAATACGGAATTATCTTCTTCTCTCCACTTATAATTTTCGTCAAGATAGTTCTTTGCTCGTTTGTAATAATAGTTAATGTCTGATGAATAATTAGAACCTGATTCAATGATTTTCTTACAACGGAGATAGATCTTTCGATAGAAGTTCTCCTGAAGCTCCAAGTATTTGATAAATTGAGAATTGAAGCTATTTCTCTCAATCTTATCGAGAGGTTTATTGCAATAGATATTTATATCTACTACTCGCCCCTCGCAGAAATAAAGAGTATCGGAAGAATAATTGATCTTTCTGAGATTGGATTTTTTCAAATCGTAAAGCAATTGAGAATTGTGAATTCTTCTTTTTGCACAAACGATCCTATCGACGACGAACTCATTGATATCCGGAAAGCACTTATATGTTTCTGAGTCGCCATAAATGTTCGGAAGTATGTCATTATCGTTTACCGAAACCTTTACGGTTTCAATCTCTTTGGACAACATTTCATTCGCCAGAGATTGAGATACCTTAACAGCATCTTCAATGGTATAGTTGTCCAACAGATAAACGAATTTTACGTTCTTACCATAACAATAGTTCATATTGTCATCATACGACGTTGTCTTATAGAGAACTTCTCCCTTTTTGATAACGTCGCCAACTTTTTTCGAATCGATAACATCGGTGTTATATGAATAGCCGAATTTCTCGGTCAAATCTTCCACAACACGTTTTTCAATGATGTCGTACATATCCTTCTCTTTGTCATAGACAAACAAGAAGTAAATATGATCATCATTGACACCATCTTCATACTTGGAAACCTTATCGATGATTTTCAAATCGGATTTGGCTTTATAATAGCCAGTAGAATTCTTACCAACAATATTTTCATAGTTGGTGAACACAAACGGGAAATCCGGATTAACGAGATTCACAGCCTGACGAAGATGGCTTGTAAACATAATATTTCTGGCCGAACTGATATATCCGGGATTGGTAAGCAATGTTGCTCCGAATATATCGTCTTTAAAACTGAATTCTTTTTCTTTCTCAGCCAATGCCTCTCTAAGACTTAAAGTTTCTGAGGGTGCCTCTCTTCTACCTTGAGCCATTCCAACCATCCCTTCTTTTTTCTTTCTATACCTATTTATAATATATAAAATAAAGAAGCGATGGTTTACACCACCGCTCCTAATTCACTAACTTCATCGTATGCTTCACCCTCTTGAGATTTACTCAAGCGGATAAGAGTTTCCGTAAGGTCGACAACCTTAGAGGTTTCATCGGGATCGACTCTAGAGAGTTGCTTTTCAAGTAACGGGATAGTTGAATTATATAGTGCGAATCTGAGTTTTTCGTCAGCCATAAAACTCTCACGAAGTTTTCTGTCGTCAAATTTAATGTCTTCATAGCCAATGACATACTTTTTAGGATTCTTGCCGCCGATAAGTTCATTGGCTTGAGCAAATGCATATTGCGAATAAATATGGTCAAAACCACACATTTGATTGTAAACCAAATCACAATATTGCCCAGCCATATTGGTTCTGGATTTGAGAAAGTCTACTCTAACATCAAAACCGTTAAAACCATCCTTATCCATCGTACGTTTATCCCCAACTTTAGATGTGAATTTCACGAGAGTGTTAGCATAATAAAGTGGAGCGAAACCACCTGGAATAGATTCATCCATACCAAGATAATTGAGCTGGGGTTGTGTACGTTGCATCGGATTGATATTGATTTTAGTTTTGAGATGGTTAATTGCAATGACGATGATATTATAGCTCTTAATGACGGGGATTAGTCGGTTGTAAAATTGTGAAAGTGCTCTTGCTACACGGTTAGCATACGTCATACCCGCCATACCTTCCATTTCTTCTTCCTTGGATGCCATGACAGGAATGGAGTCAATAATGACAACCGTAGGCACAAAAGCCATGATGGGATTACCGAATTCATCTTTTAATTTTGTGTCATACATCATATTTTCACGTTCTTCTTCTTTAACTTTGCAGATAGCAAGAATAGCATCGAGGATATCCTCAATATAGCTTTCCTCTTGTTTAAGAACGTATTTTTCTTCGAGTTCAACAGTCGAAAAACCGGTAACGTTCCTAACACGAGTATATGTAGTAGCTCGTTCGAGATCATAATGCTGGACGAAACCATTCGGAAAAGGACGCACAATATTAGCTGCCGCCTGAATAGCAAATGTGGATTTAGCTGTACCGGGTTTTCCAATAATGGTTACAAAGGAACCTCCAAGAATACCAACAGAAGGATATTCTTCTATCAGGCTGTCGTTGTTGTCTTTTACCTGGATCATATATCCATTACGATAATCAAAGGTTGAGAATCCTGTTCTATAACTAATAGAAGTTTGTGTTTTTCTGAAGAGACCACGTTTGTCATTTTCCCTGAGACGGGCCAAAAGTCTATTAGACATATTTAAACATCCTTCCTACAATTTTGGGAATTTTAACAAGACGAACAGGTTTAAACTTCTTTTTATATTTCAACAAAATTTGACCACAAGTAGGACAAATCAATTCTTCGGTGACCATATATACTTCCTCCTATTCTTTATATAGTTTAATATAAAGTTCCTCATATAATAAAAAGAAAAAAAATAGGTAAGACCAGATGCAGAAGAGCATCTGGTCTTACCATTACATTATTAGTACTTAACTTTGAGGATTCGACGATCAGAGAAGAGTCCGTAAACGAGTTTGAATTCGTGCAGGAAATTGACTTCTTGACCGTAAACGTCTTCAAATGCTTCGATAGCGTCATCGTACTTGTACGACGACGAGTTCACGAAGAGCGTAACGGCAGAGAAGAATTGCGACTTGACGTCTTCAACAACTTCTCTGACCGTTTCCGGCGTAACTTCAACGATCGTATGCTTACTCGGATCGATAAGCTCATCGAGCTTAGCACGATCACCCGGCAGGGTAAGAACCAGATGAGTAACACGAGCCGGGCGGAAACGTTTAACTGCGATGAAATCATACGATTCGTCATCCGGAAGCTTCTCGCCATCAATGATGTTCAGTACGATTCCTTCTTCGCTGCTGGAGAATTCATATGTAGTAAGCTCGCGAGTTTCTTCTTCCAGAAGCGTAAAGGTGAACTTCGAAGACGGGTTGTTGAACGAAACGATGAACGAAAATTCACCGCTATAGACAAAACTTTCCAGAAGGAAAGTGTTATGATTGTCCATGGAGACAATCTTCCGGCCACGCAGACGAACTGATGCGAGTAGAATGTCCTTGACATTCTCAGCGCTCTCGCTAACGAACGGCCGGAACGCTTTGCGATTGAAGGTGATATTGGTATTACGAGTCGGGATGGAACAAACCACACCCTTGTCGTTGTTCACTTCACCTTTAACGATTTCAACAACTTGGTCATAATCTTCAAAGATCGAGTGATAAGCAAGAATCGAAATTACTTGTCGCGTGATCTTTTTACGTTTGTTGTTGAATCGACTTTCCGGCGCATCTTTGCGCTTCATGAAACGGACAACATTTCCCAAATCGTTGATTTTTTCGATGGTCCACTGATTTTTTGTTTCATTGTAGATGCTGAACATTTGTTCTACCTCCATTGTGATTGGAATCTAATGAATTGTTAATAATATAATAAAGAAATATTTGGAAAAAAAGTGATCCGGAAATTTATCCCAGATCAACTTTTACATTCCCATATTGATCGGTGATCATAAAACCACCATTTTCTTTTTTAATGTCGCTTGCATCAAGCTTTCGGTCGTCTCTCCGAAACTTCATTCTAACGGAACCATCGCCGTCAACGTATATATTTATGTTCCTTGATGACCCAACGACGCCAAGGAGTTCGATTCGACCAAACACTCTTTCCAGTATATCAAGTTGATCTTTGGTTCCAGTAACAGTATAAGTTCTGGTCTCTTTCTCCATATACATTCTCCTTATGCTATTTTATTATTTTTTCGAGAAGAAAAAATAAACGCGGAGTGTTATCAACACACTCCGCGTTTCTGGTAATCAAAGATACTTGGCGTACTTTTCTTTCTCCGAAAGTTTGTTCGTAACCTTCCGGATCTTCGGATAGTTCTCTTCCGAGATCGAGGAGAATTGAATGCGACGGGCCCCATCGTTACCTTTGCTGTCTTCCTTGATACGGATATTGACATACCGATCAATCAGAAGATCTTCGATTTCACCCTTCTTGCACTTTTCAAGCGTGTCAAGTGCGAACTCGGTCATCCGATTCCATACATTGAGCTGACGCTCATTGAAGTTCCGATGCGTGTCTTTGCGCTCAAGGAGAATTGCGATTGCAACGTAGTTGAGAGCATCTTCACCGAAGAGCTGCTTAAACAGCTTCCGGATACTCTTTGCGCTGTCCAGACCGATATCGTTTTCCTTCGCAATCGCATAGAGCTTGCGAAGAACGTTGCGTACATGAACCCCGATATAACGGTCGTCCACAACGACTTGCGGATGCGTTACAACAACGAGCAGTTCCTTGATGAGATCTTCGCTCAGGCCGGTCTTTTCGGCGACCTTCTTGACACGCTTCTTCAGGAGCTTGTCGATAATATCGCGGTAGGCATCGACAACTTTTGCGTCGAGATTGTCATAACGCCATTCCACGAAAGTATTGATGACCATCGCAAGAGCAAGGTCGACCCGCGGCGGGTTTTCTTTGTCCTTCAGAAGCTTCTGAAGGGTCTTGACAAACTTCGGAGATGCCATGCGGTCGAAGAGTTCGGAAATCACTTCCGCATTCTTCTTCCGATGACCTTCCTCGATGTAGAAGCTAACGATGTCGTCCAGGTAGCCCCTGAGGACGGCCATGCGTTGCTCCTTGTCCCATTCTTTGACCTTCTTCGGTTTCCACGTTTTGAGGAATTCTTTGATCGCCATCTTTTGTTTGCCTCCCATTTAATTTTTTTGGCTTATACTTATTTTGTTTATTCAATTATAAATTTACATAAATTTACTGAACTCATCATCGAGGTTGTCTTCGCTGATTCGTTTGGAGATGGTTTCAGTTTGACGAAGACTCTTGATGAGATCAGTTTTAACGTCATCGAGAAGAGAAGTTTCCTTGGTGCGGGTGAGTTGAGCTTCTACTTCAGCAATGCGCTGAGCGATCTTCTCAATCCGATCATCCGGAATAGAGAGACCCGACATAATGGCGATAACGCGATTCACGTCGTCGTTAACGCCATTGATGTAAATATGCTCAAACTCTTCAACCGGCTCGCCAAGAATCGATTTGAACTTGGGCATAGTCGGATCAAACGCTTTGTGGATTTTCTCACTCAGATTGGTGATCAATCCAAACTTGCGAATGATCATATCTCTGTCAAGTTCGGCATGAGCGCTCACTTTCAAGGAATCGATGAGGCGATCTTCGATAGATTTATCATCGATATCCTTTTCGCGGAACCCAGATACCTTGGCTACAACGAGTCGACCGGGAGTATTGAGAATCTTCCACGAGTCTCTTTCGTCGATGCTCGTGTATGGCGTGGTATATTGGTAATCACCACGGATAATTGCAATGTCCTCAACGATTTCCCGGTTCACTTCATGGAACATTTCGCTACGGGTCTTATGCGCCCGCTTCTCGTTGTCATACAGCATGAAAGTCGGATTGATTTGCTTGATTTCTTTCATGTATTCGATCGTATTTTGTTGTGCAGCAACCGACTCTTTCAGTGGTGGGAGAATTCCGATCGGGATGAACTTTTTATTCGGAAAATACCCACTGAAAATGTGAGTAAGTACCGGTCCAATGGCCGACCCACTTCCGCCACCGGTCGATCCGGGAATGAAGATGACATTGTTCTCCTCAATGACTCGGAGCATGACATCCATACTGAGCAACTTCTTCATGTTGTCACGAAGAAATTGCTTTGCGATCGTCCGATCTTTACCGGCACCTTTCTCGTCGCCGATGCAGATCACATCGATGTTCTTGATTGTTGAAATGTCGTCATTTGAGGTATTGAGAGCCACTCCATCAATACCAAAATCTTTTTTTCCTTGGTCCGCAGTTTGCCCACCTGCGTTTCCAACACCGATAATTCCAACTTTTTGCATTCGTTGATCTCTCCTTACCATAGAATATTATTTTAGACTTGATGATAATATATATTTGTTTTGAGGTTTATATTTTTTCAGAGATCGCTAGAATTAACTAGTTCTTTTTATATAAAAACCATCTTCTAAATAAAAAACGAGCGATGTCTGCAGTAAATCCAACTGTCATGAAAATTATAAGATATGTGAGGGCCAGAAATATAATATCGACAAAATTATTGGTTCTTATTTTAAACGAATCCATCATATGATTTATAAAAAGCAGCAGACCAGTGAGTATGGAGCCTGTAAACAACCGCTCCTTTATATACGTCATATCTCCCCACTCCTTTTAGAATAAAAAAAATGAAGTACAGTGAGTTTATACCTCACTGTACCTCCTTAGGCGTCCTATTTTCGTCCAGAAAGATTTTTAAGATTGCTTTGAGTTGATTCCATGATCAATTCATCAATATCCTCATTCTTTTTATTTACTTTTTTTCTTGTAGGATCTTCGATATTCAAATCACCGAAGACACCTACTTCGGTAACAATTTCAAATTCCTGACCTTTGTCTGCCATTTTAGAGGCACCCCTCCTTTTTTTTATTATTTCTATGTTCCGTGAAAATAAATAATAGACCCGATGATTTTTGACACTAGATCAGATTATAAATTTAAAGTTACATTACTGATTTATTAGAATAGTTAACCTTCTTACTCGATTTATATATTATAAATTTGATACGTAATAGAGGGGAGAGATTTTCATTGTATCAGAAAACATGGCGGGCTATTATCCATTATGGTCATTATGGGAATAGCAAGGTTAGATTTGCTTTTGTTGATGATGAAGAAAAAAATCTTTTGGATCGAGCAATCGTCGAAGAAATTCCGGTTAAAATCGAATATGTTGATGGATCTGAAATTACTGTAAACAGTGGTTTCGTCCAGGAAATCGAGTTCGAGCCAATAAGTAAATCTATCAACGAAACGAGTAGTGAATGGTCTACTACTACGAAAAAAGTCTATTTTCTTAAATAAGTGATAAAAATAACGGGATGACTTAGAGACGTCATCCCGTTATTTTTTTTATTTGTTCATTGTTTTCTTAAGAACCAGACCTTGAGTTACGAGGTCAGATTTAAGACCCATACCAATAAGATATACATCAAGAGTATTAAGTGTAACTTTATTTTCAAGTTTATTTGTCAATTCTTCCAATGATACAAATTCTTTTTGAGCAATAGCTGCATACATTTCACTCTTCATAACCATATCGTCAGCTCTCGGTCCCATAAATTCTCTCAGGGTATTAACTGCATTGAGGGTTACAAGACCGAAGTTCTCAGCATCAGAATCGCGTGCATTTTTATCTCGTCCCACAACTTGCCCAGTGAGAGCAGAACGTGCAGAAATTTCTGTTGATGTCGTATTCTTTTTAACTACCATCTGCTGTGCCCGTTTCAGGTGAACATAACCTACAGGTACGGGATATTGAGTGACAACAGGATTTTCTTTATTCATATCGACATGGGGCATAGCAACATGTTCGAATAATGGAACATTCAGAATTTTTGCGGCTTTTTCAACATTTTCAATCGTAAGATTTCTTTCGTAGTCAACAACGTCCAATACTAAATATTGATTTTCATCTTTGAAGAATTCCGAAAAGAATTTATCGAATTGGTCATCGCTCATAGGCTCAAACATAGCTCTATACTTAGCACTATTTGTTTTAGTTGGATCAAGAGCATCAAAAACTCTATATATCAATTCTTCCATTTCTCTTCTTTTCTCTTTTGTAATAGCCAATTAAAATCACTCCGATCTTGTAATTAGTATTTTTACTATTGGTAATTATATATCATAACAATGTATACTCCAAATAATTTTCAACTATCTGGATAAAGGAGAGCGTGTCGATGGAGTTTATGGTAGCCAATATTGTCAATGGGTTGAAAATACTTCAAGGTGTACTAACAATTGACAAAACACCCCTGTATATTCTCATTTCGGTTGCACCGGACACCAATACCATTCTTAGCCTGAAAGCTCAGATCGTCAATGAGCAGACCGGCGAGTTTGAAGAAGCGTTGGTTGATGAAAAGGTTCTTAGGGAAAAAATCACTAAAGCCTTTTTGATCTAAGTCCTAAGCAGCCTTAAATTATTACAAAAATGGAGTATACACGTTGTAAGTCGTTTGTTCTATTTGTCAGTTGTTTGAAGAGTGTTCGTCTATTTGGNGGTTGTTTTGTCGTGTAGTACATATATAAAATTCAACTCCACACAACATTCTCGAAGGCACCGTTGCATTTAACGGCCTTTCTTTTTTTGTATTAATATGTGGTTTGAATACTAAGAACGAAAAACAGGAAAAGAGCCCGCCTAAAACTGTTAATAGTTGCAAATCGCTGGGTCTTTTTATAGGTGCCAAGATTCTCAAGCCATTTATCCAATATTTTCTTTATCCTAATAATATTTTTATCGGTGGTATTAGATTTCTTATATGTCTCCATACAATACATAAGGAATTTGTTACTATTGACTTCTTGAATTGTGTTTTGTGAATCGAAAATATACAAAAAGAGAATACTTTCGACAATTGCTCGAATATCCTCTCTGTTCTCGCTGACAACCATCGTATTAACATAATTTCTGAGCTCAGAAACACTTACTTTACACAAATTTGCCGCAACTGTAACAAGCCTCATATTTGGTCCTTCCACCACAAGTTTCAGAACCACGTTATTCGTTAATCTTTCCACAGCAAAAGTATTGCTATCTGCCTCATGATAGTTTTCTTCTTCTAGGTTATCACTATCTAAGTTCATATACTTTCCTAGCTCACTATTTCTATAAAATTCATTTGCGATTTTTTTCAGAAGACTGTTAAGTCTGGTCTTTTCATCCATAATGAAATCGACGATATCTTTATCTGTACCTCTAATAAGTTTATCAGTATTTGTCCTATAGCAAACCTGCGTGGTATCAACAAGGGCATGATATACTGTGCCGGTTTGCTTAATCTTAAATTTATTCGAAAGGTTATTGATGGTGTAATTCATTATCTGCTCATTTGGCTCATGTTTAAAATACTTAAAATGCAACGAAGGATACATAGATAAAGTAAGATAGACCAACGTTGCATTGACCATTTCCTGATTCTTTTTGATTGTAAAATAACGAATGATCATAGCAATAGTTGGGTTAAAGATGTTATTCATAATTTTCCATTGGCTCTTGATAGTGGGAGATCCCTGTACAATTCGTTTAATTTCCGCAGGATCTACTTCTATAGCCTCATAGAGTTTATTCATGTCCGAATCGGAAAAAATCGTTCTATAAACTGGTCCCGGTGTGGTAAGTCTATCCATGTTTCTATCTAAATAATCAGTTACCGCTCGTTTAATCTTATTTACATTGGTAGGATTGCTCAGAGCTTTTTCAACCAATGGATAAAGCTCGTCGACGAGCACACTATTAGAGGATTTTGTCGCGGTAGCCATATTTATCAACACTCTCCTCAATCATTCTATTAAATAACTGTTTTGGATTTGATTAGATAGTCGGTTTTATGGGTTGTACATTATTCTAAAAAAATAAAAGCAAGGAGGACTCTCTTATGTCTATTCTTGGTGTGGCTCCGCCTATTTATTTTCATATTCGTCAACCGACGATTGTATCTTACTCGAAAAGTTTGTAGGTAGGAACTTTAAAGAATTTAAGCTCGTGGAAGATGAACTTCGTAAAATTATTAAAATTATTAAAAATAATTCAAATGAATATGAAACCAGCCTAGATATATCTGAAATAAATAATTCTGATCACAATAGGGCCATAGAAAGGGCTCTCAAGCAATTTTTCAACGTAAAAGAGGTTAAGATAACTTGGACAGAGGCATCTGTGCCCAATGCGTTTACAGTATGTAAGACCTACATGGTTTTCGATAGCAACTATAAAACCGATGAAAAAACGAATAGAAAAAGTAATGAAAATCTATTTGTTGGTGTGATTTTACATACAGGTATTGTTACCATAGCGAATCTAAATGAAAAAGAAATTTTAGCTATTATTTTACACGAAATTGGTCATAATTTCTATAATAGTATTTTCCATGTTCTTAGTATGACTGGGGTCAGCATTGGTAAAATGATCGCATCAGGTATCATGGATGCTATTAATTTAAATAAAATTTACATTAATTTCTCTGATTTTGTTAATAATTTTGCTTCCAAACATATTAGACCGTTGTACCTTTTAATAACAAACGCTGAGAGAATTCTATTCCAAATAACTTCAATCTTCGGAAAATCCCTTTTCTCGGCAGTTACAAATTTACCGAGAATTATAAAGAGTTTTTTAACATTGGAAATTTTAACAAGATACAATGTTGAAAAACATGCGGATAGTTTTGCGGTAGATCATGGTTATGGTAAAGAACTGGCGTCCGCACTGAATAAAATGGAACGAATGGAAAAATCCTTAGGTAATAAAATTTATAATTATGCACCTATTGCATGGTTTTATGATCTTATCGATCTTCAATTTGAAATTATTTTCGGACTTCTTGGACCATATCCCAGCACACAAAATCGTATTCGCTCTGGCTTAGATAGATTGAAGCGGGATATGAAAAGAACCGATCTTAGTCCGGCTCTTAGAAAAGAGCTGGAACAACAAATAAAAGAATATGAAGATTTCTATAATAACTATTACCTTAATATCGAACAGAATCAAAATAGGAATCGTATTTTTACTTGGCTCTATAGAAAATTCGTTGAAGCAATTTTTAGAGGTAAATTGGATATTCGTGAACTTATTTATAGTTTGGATAGAACTAAATACAACTAAAAACATCATAAGGGATGCTGTAAATATGGCATCCCTTATACTTATTGATTCTGGGAACATTTTTAATAATCAAGAATCATACAAAATGGTCTGTTAAGGGGAGGAAAAAAATAAAATGAGCGCTATTAACTCTAAGGAATACTGGGATTATCGTTTCGAGAACGATTGGGAGGAACGAGGGGGACTCATTCAAACAAGGGCATTTATCCAACTCATGATTAATCATCTTCCCGATAGTATAATCGACTATCTTGATAGTCGGCGGGTAACAGTACTTGATTGGGGTTGCGGAATCGGTGTAGGAGTTAAAGAATTTGCAGAAAGATTTAAGAAGGCGTCTGTAGCGGGATTAGATTTTTCGGACGTTGCGATTGAAAAATCGAAAAAATTATTCCCACAGTTTGAATTTATTGCTGGTAGTTTAGATACCCACAGGAAGAGATATGACGTGATTTATAGCAGTAACTGTCTCGAACACTTTAAAGATCCGTATCCGTGGATGAAACAAATCCTTTCCTATACTAACAAGTATGCTATTTTCCTTGTTCCATATAATGAAAAAATCAAAGAATATGATGAGCATATGTTCTCTTTCACCGAAAAATCTTTCTATCCCAAATTCTATGGGTTCAATAAGATCTTTGAAAAAGTTATTGATGAATGTCCTAACTGCTGGGTGGGTCAACAAATTCTCGTTATCTATAAAAAGCATTAAAAATATGCACATGGGGTATTTTATGAACACCCATGTGCATATTTTTTTTGATTACTTGAAAATACGTTTATATATGCTTTTAAACCAGGAACATGATTCCTTGGTTTCTTCTGCTGTCCCACTTTCAGCATTTCCTTTCTCAGTACGCGAGGGATAGAAGAATTTGATACCTTTGATTTTACCACCATGAAGAAGTAACCATCTACGTCTCATTTCGATAGAAATCTGCATGTTTTCTTCATAAGTGTCAGTGATAAATCCTTTTTGGCGAGCAAGCCTAAGGTATTTATAGTAGGTGGTTTTACCGATGTCCAAAGCTGCAGAAATAATTTCAGCAATCTCAACAGGATAATATCCTTTGTCTTTCCACTCCTGATAAGCATTTGCAAAATTTCTGAGCTTGTCTTCATTGTCGATAACCTTGATGTTCCTTCCTATTTTTTTAACCGTTTCGTTTACCAACCCATATCACCTCCTTCCCCTCAAACGCATTTGTTATTAATCTGTTTATGTTGGTTCTTATTTCCAATAAATGAAATCAAAAAATAAAGGTATGGGAGTAATTATTACTCCCATACCTAAGTCACAATTTGAACATGTAACCTTTTTCCACATGTTCACTATCACCATAGAAGAGAATTCCTGCATCAACAAGATTATCTAATGCCTTAGAAACTTCTTTCTTGTCCATAAGAAGCTCTCTGGCGATTTGTTTTTTGTCAACTTTCTTTGGACGAAGACTGTCCAGATGGGACATCAAAAATAACAAGACGCGATAGTCTCTCTTTTTAAGAGTGTCAATTTTAGCCAGACTCTGTAACGATGAAAGGCTAATTGTTGCCATAACTTTATGAATTTGCAGCATTTATTCTTACCTCCAATTATTTAAGATGGCTCTCTTGGTATCAACACAAGAGAGCCATCTTTCTTATTTTACTTCCTTAATGTCAATGATAACATTACCCTTTGCAACAGGAACCAATTTTCTTCCTTTGGAAAGTCGAGGGAGTTCAGGTACTTTCTCAACATCGATTTCTTCGATGCTGTTTTTCAGAAATACTTTGAACTTTTCTTTACCTTTAACCGTTCTCATGATAATAGCCTCTTCACCATCTTCGAGTGAGATGATCCTGAGGGATTTACCTGCACGTTCCATCGTAGGGAACGTTTCGAGTGTGGATCGTTTTCCTGTACCCTTATTAGTCAGAACAAAGATGCTTGTATCTTTCTCGTTGACGATATCCATACCAATAACGAATTCGTCCTCGGTAAGATCAATCGCCTTCACACCGATGGACATCCTATTCGTCTCTTTAACGGCATCAGACGAGAATCTGATACCGAAACCTTTGTTGGTATATACGAGAATGTCCTTAGTTCCGATAAGCATCTTTACAGATTGAAGTTCGTCTCCCTCTTTAACGATCATGGCCATCAAGTCATTTTTGATGTTCATGTAACTCTTCAAGAGAGTTTTCTTGATGATACCATTCTTTGTTACCATCAGAAGATAAATTGGTGCCTTGAACGCATCAATAGACTCCATAGTAGGCTTCCTAATAATCGATGTAATCCTACCGGTCAAATTGCAATACTTACTGATACTTTCTCCTCCAGAGCTGAGTTCGGTATTAGGAATAGCATGGAGAGAAAGCTTAGAGATCATTCCCCGACTATCGAAGAAGAGGATGTCTGTAAGATTACTAACATCCGTCAAAATCTCTGTCGGATAATCCCCTTGATTGATATGACCAATCGTTGTCACGTCATGAGGGAGTTTCTTAATCATGTTATCTTTAGTGACAACGACGATGTGTCTGGTGTCACGAATTTTCCTAGTCCCATCAATGGTAATGATTTTACTTTTCCGTTCATTACCAAAAAGACGAATTCCTTCTTCAAGTTCGGCTTTGATGATTTTATCAATCATTTTATTCGACTTGATGATCTTTCTATATTCTTCAACTTTCCTGTCGATATCTTCTTTTTCGGCCATATATCTTTTGATGGAATCCTTGGTAAATGCAGAAAGTTTCATTTCCGCAATTTGCTCAGCTTGCAGGGAGCTGATTTTGAATTCATCCATCAAATATTCACGAATTTCAGCCTTCGACTCAGCACTTTTGATAACCGACAGTGCTTTCTCTGCATTTTTTCCTGTAAAGATCATCAGTAACGTATCCAAAATGTGCTGACGTTCCTTGGCTTTGATATACATATGATTGAACACACGACGTTTAAAATCCCGTCTATAATCAAGCCAAGTGAGTATTACAGATCTTACATTAAATTTCTTATCTTGATAGTCATCGATCAGTCTGAAATTAACTGGGATTGTGATCTGCATACGAACTCTGTTATTCGTATACAGAGTATCCACGATCGTATAAGGATCTACTTCTTTCTTCAGCACGATACGCATCTCAAACCCAGATGGATTTGTGGTTTCTTTCGCTGAAGATTCTTTAAAGTCAAGAATACCGCTAATCTTTCCTTCTTCTTGAAGTGTAATAATGGCTTCCTTGACTTTATTGGGNGATACTTGAAGCGGGACCGATTTGATGATAATTATGTTATTTTCTTCGTCAACCTCAATTTCCCCGCGCATCTTAAATTGACCTACTCCAGTTTCCGACAGCTCTTTAAACTGTCCTTCATCGACAATATGGGCATACGTCGGACTGTCTGGAATAAGTGTGACATTTTCATAATTGGGATCTTCCAGCAATTTGATTGTCAGTTCGAGAACTTCTTTGGTGTTATATGTTGGGAGACCTGTTGCCACACCATAACCAATACCGAAGGTGTTATTGATGAGCACATTCGGATACCGACTATGGAGAAACTCCGGTTCTTCTTCGTCTCCAAGATAATTAAGCTTCGTATCACTATAACGCAAATCAAATTCTTCAAAGAAACATTTATATGCATATTGACTCATTCTAACCTCTGTATACCGGCTAGCGGCTGCAGAGTCGCCCATCGGTGTACCGAAGTTACCTTGACCGTCAATCAATACCTGATTGTTGTTCCAAGGTTGAGCCAGCCTTACAATCGTATCATAGATCGGACTATCACCGTGCGGGTGAAATTGGATTGCTTCACCTACAGCAGTATTAGATTTTTTATGGTTTTCATATGGGAACAGTTTTCGCAAATACATTGCATACATGATACGGCGTTCCCCCGGTTTAAGTCCATCAACTACACCAGGGATGTAACGCATGAATTTTACGTTTGCTCCGTAGATTTGCATTACATCCATGCAGAGATCACTGATATTTCGGACCTCTATATTTCTATCCTCAGGGATAACTTTTTGTTTCTTCATGCTTAATTACTCCTTTTCCATCATTTCTCTTGTATAAATAATATATAAATGCAAATTAGGTGTGCTCCCCAATAAAAATCATATCTGTTTCTTGACATGTGGATTTTGGACAAATTGGAGCCGCCATATGTTCGCCTGGCTCAGTCGTATAAAGCTCAGAACAGCCTTGACATTCATAAATACCAACAAGATTGGGATTTGCAAGATCTACTCCAAATTCAACGTTACTACGATCAAAGGAATCGAGCTGGAATCCTTTTTCTTTTTCCATGATCAAAACCATCCTTTCCTCTTTTTAAAACGTACGAATAATTCTTCAACTTCGTACTCACATCCACAATCAGAGCACGTGTATCTGCTTATTTTAACAAGTTTACGCTTTAAAAATCCTTTGCGCACGAAATAATCATATCCATATTGAAGGAGCCGAGCAAGCTGGACATGAAGTCTTATCCATGTCCAGCTTGTTTTCCGATTTAGGAAGTCTTCCATTTCGCAAAATTCTTACCTTTGCCATATAAAGACCCCCCTCTCTCATTAATTATCGAGATCCTCTCGATTGAGTTTGTAGTTGGACAGGAATTCTACACGGTCATCTCTCGACTTTGCACCACCGTGCAAAATCTCCATCTTACGGAGTTCCTCTTTCAGATCATTGATGGTTAGTTGAATCAGCATCCGATTATTCGGGTCCATAGTGGTCATGCCCAATTGATCATGGTTGAGTTCACCAAGTCCCTTAAACCGCTTTGTGATTGCCGGTCTAAATTTCTGACAATGAACCATGATATCCCCGATGGTCATAACACCACGGTCGATATAACCGTTCTTAGTCTTCTCATGCAAACGGTAGTAGATTTTACCCTTATTTACATTGAAGATCAAATCTTTTAATGTTTCAATCTTCTTGAAAAGAAGTTTGTCAAGGTTCAGAATTTGATAGCGGCCCTCATGAATACCTTCGAGTATATTATCTTCGATAGTGATTTCCGGAAATCTCTTCTTCAAAAGAGTTTTGAAATTGACATCTTCCCCGTGTACCGCCACAAATTCCATAATTTGCGGATGGATACCGTAGTGCTTCGAAGCACGTTGGAGTTCTTCAAGATAATCCCGATTGTTCATCAGGAAATCTTTGAATTTCTCTTCTTTCATGACAACGTTCGTCTTAGGATCAATAAGAACGATGTTGTCACCGATTCTTTCCTCGAAGAGTTCAATATACTGACGTTTGTTCATTACATATTTCTTTTTCTTNTCATTTGTTTCATACAACGGCGCAACGGCTTTATACAGATAACCTTCTTCAACCACCTTAGGCAGATGGTATACGAAGAACGCACACAAAAGCGAGAAAATAAAGAAACCGTCTGCGTCGCTATCTGTCATGATAATAATTTTCTTGTAATGCAACTTACTTAAATCGAATTTTGGTCCGATATTACATCTAAGGATCGTCACCAGATCACGCAGCTCATTATTCTGCAGGACCACATCAGGACTAACCCCAAATACGTTTTTACCATAACCGCGAACCCCGAATACTGCTTGGAAGTCTGCCGAATATCGACCTTGTTTTGCCGGACCGAATGCGGACTCCCCTTCTACGATGAACAATTCGCGGTAATCGTTTTTACCCTTGTTATTAGCCGGACAGAAAAGATTGATTCCATGCTCAGAGAGATTGTTAGACTCTCCTCGAATTGCCGAGTTTCTCACTTTTGTAGATTCATAACGAGCTTTTGCATTAGCTTTTATATAATCAACGATCTTTTTCAGCTCTCTCGGATTGCGTTTGAAATACTCGTCGAGACCACGATAAGTCATTTCACGCAACGGTCTGAAGAAAGCTTGGTTGTTGAGTTTCTCTTTTGTCTGACCGCCAAACTCCGGTGTCATGTCAGTTGCAAGATACACACAGAGAACCAGACCATTGACAATATCGTTCGGCGTGATCTCAATTTTCTTNGCTTCTTTCTCCGAAAGAGCCTCACGCGCTTGTTTTCCAAAGTAATTAATAATACCAGCACGAACACCATTAACGTGCTCGCCATGGTCAGTAGTCGTTACAAAGTTACAGAACGACTTAACTTTCATCTCTGCTACATGTGAAGATTCATACGTGAGAGCAAATTCTAATCCGATGAACCGCTGGATATTCTCCGGTTTGTATTCTCCAGTTTTTTCATCCCGGACTTGAACTATCTCAGTCAGCTTCATATCCCTTAAAATATGGATCGGATCTAAAATTGGCTTCTCCGCAAACTTCTTACACATCGTATAGAGACCATCTTTATTTCTAAACTTCCTTGTCATTACTGATTCTTTACCCTTGCGAGACACGCTGAAGTTAATGGTAATATGACTAGGAGTTAAACAAATAATGTCTTCCAACCAAGCAATAACGTCATTGGGATCAATTTTACAATTTTCACCCAGAAACCTTTTGCTCGGAATAAATTTAACAGTAGTTCCGTGTTTTACGCTCGCATCATCTTCGATCTTTACGTCTTGAACAAGCTTACCTTCACGGAATTTTATACTTGCTCTCTTACCATAACGATAAGAGATAATCTCAAATGATTCAGACAAAGCATTTTCGACAGTGATACCCACCCCGTTCTGCCCAGCGGTAGTCCCTACTCCTTCACGTTTAAACTTACCACTAGACTGAAGAGTAGTACATACTATCTTAAGTTTATCGAACGGAATACCCCTACCGTTATCCGAAACGATAATTTCATTCTCACTTTCATCAAGAAAGATCGAGATTTCATTACCAGGGGAATTCGGATTGATACATTCGTCAATCGCGTTATTAATGCCTTCCTTTGACAGATGGAAGGCTCCCCTAGCTCCAGAATATCCGATATACATATGAGATGCTTCTTGAACTTTTTCAATGTCATTCTCTAGGTGCACAATATTATCATCTTCAAAAAGTTTTTCTTCTGTGATATTAACTGCCATGACTAGCCTACCTCCTTTTTCTATCTATATGTTTAGCCATTTTTAAAAATATAAAATCTACGTCGCGGAATACAGATACATAGAAAAAATAATTTTTTCATTTTCAAAAGTAAAAGTGTGTATACGATAGAATGGTCTGCAAACCCCCCATTGAGGGAGTTTGAGACCATTCCTCATATACACACTTTCAGATATTAATTTACGATCAGTTCGGATTCAAGGCGTCTAACGACGTCCTGATAACAATCGATGATTTCCTTCGCGTCCAGCTTAGCACCGAGTCTGAATTTGTAAACGATTGTGCCAGTCTTATGACTGATGACGTTTACATCGAGGGTTCCTTTGATGCGATGGAACCAATAGTCGCCGACCCGCAAACCTTTCTTCGCGTTGTTGTCATCGGCACCTTCAGCCTCAATGAGAGCGGTTTCGTTTTCAACAGTTCCCGGCTCTTGAACAAAGATTTCAGCTTCGGTCATTAGGAATCGCCCTCCGTTTTATGATGACAATAAAAAATCGATGATTAATTTAATATATTTCGAGGGAAATAAAGTAGGGGACGCGAGTAACTTACTCACATCCCCTACAGAATGATCAATGCTGGACGTTAGTTAAAGGTAGTAGCCATGCTTCTTCTTCTTTTCTTTCTTGCCACCTTCGTAGCTGAACGAAAGTGCACCGAAACCGCCGAACGGCTCGCGCTCGCGTTCTTCACGGCCTTCGAAACGATCATCCCGGTCTTCACGATCTTCGCTGTTCTTCCGGACGATCCGTTCATACAGTTCAGCAGCTTCCTTGATATCGAAATTCAGAATACCAAGAGCTTCGCTGATGCGCACGTCGCGCTCTCTGTCCGGGTCCGTAAGGCAGCGAATTTGGTTGATCATGTCGTGAACGACGCGCAGAGCGTTGCTGATGTCGCGGCCCGGAATTTGTTCCATGGAAAAGGTTTCGCCGCAACGTTTGCACTCAAAGCGACCATCAGACAGAACACGAAGAGCAAGCTTGCCGCTTTTCTTGCGGTGGCTACAACGAGATACAATGCGCTTTTCTTTCTCACGGAGTTGACGACGCAGTTCGTAAAGATCGTTTCTTTCTTTGTCGAATTCTTTGTTTTTCTTACCCATCTAGTATTCCTCCTTAATTTGGTTATTTTTTTGTTTTCTCCAAAGTAAGTTTTAATTAAACTTACTCTTGAGACCTTAATAATTAGTTTCGCAAATAATAAAATACTGCAATTTTTCTACGATCCGCTAGGTGAAATTAATCGATATTAATCTCTCCTTTACAGAATATTATTTATTTTCTTTCTGGCCTTATAATATAGATTCGAAATATTTATTAATTTTTTTCGGTTAAAAGATCCTACGGAATATTCCGTAGGATCTTTTATTAAAAACCAATGAAACGGGTATTAACGGTATCCCAGTCACTTTCACTTTTTACAATAACTATTGTTTGGATATGACCAATATGTTTAGCCACCCTAACCTTAGTTCCTTTAGGATCTTCAACTTCAAAGACGAGATGCTGAATACTTGGTATATAATTTTTGGCAAGTGAAAATCTATCATTTTTAGTAAAAAGATGGCGTGCAGAGTTGTCAAACACGAAACCAAGAATATTTTCTTCCCCAAAATATGCCACAGTTGCAAGAAAAATATCTTCTTCCATTACTTTTTCCTCCTCTTCTTTTTACGCTTACCTTTACCATGATGTAGGTTAAATTTCTTTTTTATTTCAGCTATTTTTTGCTCTCTTGTTTTATAAGGTTTAGGTTTAGCTTTAGGTAGCGCTTCCCCTATTTTTTCAAGTGCAAAAGGTACTTTTGGTAGCATTAGTATTACTCCTTCCTACGTTTATATATTATTTAAGTGAAGTGTAATAAATAATCTAAAAGGAGTGTTTTAAATGGGTAAAATGGAAGAAAAAATCTACGAAACACGGGCACGGCTCCATATGCACACTGAGAGTGCAGCAAGGAAAGTCCGCAGCACAACGAACAAAATCATTCCGATTCACCCCAACCCGTACCATTTCGCGGTGAATATCAAAGATGGTATCCGCCGCATCTTCAAAAAATATTAAAATTGCCCTCCGGCGACCACTCATGGTCGATTTTGTCCCAGGCCTTGTCATTATCGACAAGGCCCTATTTTTTTCTATGCGACTTTATCAAATACATTTGATTTTTTTGTGGGTGATCTGAAAACTGGCTGCTTAGCCAAAATCAGACCCTTAACTGCACGAGTAATGGATGTATAAAGCCACTTATTATAGTACTCTTGGTCACCAATACGTTCGTCATATACGAAAACGTTATCGTACTGGGAACCTTGAGCCAAGTGTGCGGTAATTACATAACCAAACTGAAATTTATTATAGTTATTGAATTTAGACATGATATTTTCATTCTTAGCGGCTTCTGCCATGTCTGTGAAAAGATATCGATAATCTATTTCTACCTGTTCAAATATTTCTTCAGTTTTAAACTCGGGTCGAAAATCTATCTTAATAGATCTTCTATTATAACTTTCTAGGTCCATATCGTCGACATATCCAATCAACCCATTAATTAAACAAATTCCATTATCAATAGATAGATTCCAATTATTTTGTCTGCAAATAAGCTTTTCTCCCAAAACAAGAGTGTCTTTCTGTTTGACTCCAATGATGTTTTGTCTATAATACTCTGTCATTCGTTGACGAGTAGAATTTTTCCCACAGATTATAATGTCTGCCTTTGAAAGCATTTGGTCTGTTATCATTTCCTTAGGAATGACAAAACACCTATCGCCATATTTACCAATAGGTATTTCTTCTCCCTTTATAGCCATCTGACTAAGAATAACAATGGGATCATTCTTAGCCTGACGCATGACCTCAGTGAGAATGAAATCTGGCTTAATAAGAAATGCAGGCTTACCGAATACTGGCGGTAACTGATTGAGATCCCCTAAAACAATCACAGGTAAACCAAAACTAAGTATGTCATTCTTAATCTGCTCATTTATCATAGAACCTTCATCGACAACCAAAAGTTTAATATAAGGAGGAAGAAATTTTTTTCTCTCAAACCCCTTATATTTAACGACTCTATTGTTCTTAATAACTTCATTTCCGTCTTCATCATAAAGAGTTTTATAGACTATGTCATAAAGGGATGCATGTATGGTTTTGGCTATATTACCACGGAGAGTTAACATCATCGCCGCTTTCCCGACATAGGCCATATATAAAACCTCATGGGGTTCAAGACCTATTCTTTCAATCATTAGTTCAATGATACTTGTTTTACCTGAACCAGCTGGTCCAGATATCTCATATGTCTGCTTGTATTGCGTTAACCACCATTTAGTACAGTCATTGAGCAATTCTTTTTGTTGTTCATTCAAATCAGCATAATCCACGGGGACAAGTACTCCCCCTTTCTCGAAAAAATAATTTATAAGAATGTATTTCCTTTTTTAACATGCTACATTAATTTAATACTGCGAATATAGAGGTAGGTGGTAATTTTATGATTGAAACGTTGGAAGATCTTAAACTTGAATCATTCGAATATGCATACTTGGTTGAAGATACATCCTATACAGCGGATTCATTTCCTCTCTGGATGCCGAAGCTTCTTCCGTTAACAAATGGCTCGGCCAAGAGAGAAAATACCGTTGTTATAAACAACAATATTTTCATCAATGAAGTTAAACCAGAAACACCCTCATCCGTTTCTGCTAGAAATTATATCAGAATTCCAAAATACAGAAAGGCAGATTTTCTTTATAAGGTAGATAATTATCCTCATAACACATCCATTAAAAGAGGGGCGTCCTTTTTGGTAAATGTGTTAAATAGTAATATTCAGACTATGTACGTTACAGATAATATTTAATAAAGGAGAATGGTATTATGCCACCTTTAGGTATACCGGATTACGGGTCAATGCAAGGCCTTATAGATTACAGTAAGAGTCTTGATATTTCTCATGCTAAACTCCATTTCAAAACCCTCATACAATCTGAACAAAATAAACTTATCATCAATACGATGTCTATAATCGATAAATATTATGACGTTATAAAAGCAAATACAGTTGACTATCAAATGACAGATGCCGAATTAATAAAATATAAATTTCAACCCAAGTATCTCTCTTTTGATCTTTATGGTACGACCGAACTCTGGTCTCTTATCTTAAAGGTTAATAATATGCTTAGTGCTACCCAATTCACGAGAAGGAATATAAAGATCCTCACGAATAATATATTCTCTGTATTGAATGAGATTCTAATTCTTGAGGATAAAGAAATTAAAGAAAATAATTTGTTGGTATATAAGAAATAAAGGAAGAGGTCAATTCCTCTTCCTTTATTTTTTTCTTAGTAATCTCACTCACCAGATTTATATATTATAGATCTGGAAAGGGGTGAGAAACGTCTATGAAAATATTCAAAATTGAAGTATTGCATGTTCCTTCTTATATTGCATCTAGATGTGTCTCACAAATACCCCAAAAGATGTCGGTGGCTGCGAAAGATAGCTTCGAAGCAATTAATCTATTTCTCGCAAATGCAGTAAAAAGCATGGGAAATATCATTCATGAAATAGCATCATATTTACAAGGTCCTTCCTTCATCATTAAAGACAATCATATCGAACTCGGAAAATATGTAATCTATATGAGAAGGAGCGCAGATAAGAGCGGGACTATTGTTACAGTAAAAGACTATCGCGGGATTACAGTACCCAATCTCGGCATTTATGTAAAAAGGGAAATCGAAGAACAAGAAAAATACTTCGTATGGTGAAATAAAAAATAAACGGCTATGGATTTATACCATAGCCGTTTATTTTTTTTTATTAGAACTTATGATGCCTTCTTATTGATAGCTGTGCTGAAATCAAATACACTGTCAAAATCATCAGAGTCATCGACAACTTCTCTTTCAGTTGCATTTCTTTTACCTTTCTTAGCAACGAGATCAACAATTCCTTCAAAGTCAGAAGCAAGACTTTCTTCAGACAACGATGTTTCAAGATGAATATCATCAATAAGTCTAACCCTATTTCCGATTTCGAACGGATGGTTGAAATAACCAAGTTCATTTGGATTCGGATCTTTATAACGAAGTTTAACCCGCTTAAATGTAAGATAGAATTGATCAGTTCCACGTTTCTTTTCAACGTTGATAATACAACACCAGTCGCTATTCTCGATAACTTCCCATGCACTACCGACATTAGATCGACCGACAAACCTAGCGAGGTCTTCTTTATTCGCGGTCATAGCCGAGTCAATTGTAGTTGCGGCTTCCCGGTTCAGCTGGTGAGCTGTAATAACCGGAATGTCTTTATCTGTTGCCAGATTCTTGAGTTCGTTCGTAATATTTTTGAGTTCTTCTTTTTCATCCTTACCGCGCTCCGCTGGACGGATACGCTTAATATAATCAAGAACGAGAGCGATTACTTCTCCGCCCTCATCTTCGATATCTTCAATAATCGTATAAAGATCTGCTGTACTAATCGATCTATTCGGATAATATTTGATTATGATGTTAATATCATCTTCGTCATCAATACGAAGCTCACCTTTAGTTTTCATCAACTTAACGATTTCTTTAGCCGTATAATTCCTAATATTTTCCGAAGATACACTCATATTGAATAAACGTTCCACAGACTCTTCAAGAGAGTTTTCCATAGTCAACATAAGTACTGTCTTACGTTTACCTGCTTTTTTCGAAGGAACATCTTTATTATATTTCTTAATATCCCTCGCTGTCTTCAGAAGGATACCAGATTTAAAACCTGCTGGGAGACCGAGATACATATAAAGACGTTTGGAGAAGTATCCCCCACCAAGTATAGCATTCAATTTTTTGATACCGCTTTTCAAAATTCTCGAAGGGTCAATCAACCTGATAGCAATATCTTCGAGCGTTAAATCAAAGTTTTCATCAGCCAGATTTAACGTATCGACATCATCCAAGACCTGAGTCTTTCGAGTCTCCGCCAGGAGATCTCTTACCAAAGATAAAAGCTCTTCATTAATTTCCTTAAACGAATTATAATCTCCCGAATCAATTCTCTCGATAAGTTCATAAAGTTCATCCTTATAATGGAAAATGAAAAAGTATTTAAGACGTTCTTGAATCGCTTTATTGATAAATTGAATTTCATTGTAATTAATCTTTCGATAATGGTCAAGATTGTTAATAATTTCATCGATTTCTTTATTCTGGGAATCGCTATCGCTTCGGCAATAGTTGATAATGATATTTTCGTTCTCCATTCCCTCAATAAGTTTTGCATGAAGAGCACGTTTGATAAAATGAATTCTAGCTTCCATCTTTTCATTACCTTCATAAGCTCTTTCATCCAATACATCAAATAGCTTTTTCATATTACTTAAGGCTTTTTTAGTCACTTGTCTTTTTGGAGTAAATATGTAACCGATAAACATGTTAAGCATAGATATGTCAAACTTAAGGAATATTTTTTTATCCTCATAAACTTTCTGTTTTTTATTATAACCCCAAGCCAATATTATCACTCCCCAGATAAATACCTATCAAACAGGTATTCTCTCATTTTCTCTATCGAAATGTTTTTCTGATATTTCTCTTTAATATAACGCGAAATCTTTTCTTCTACGGGTATTTTCTTATCAAATATGAACCCATATCTTTCCAGAAGTATATTAATTTTTCTTTCCATCTCTTTATTCTTAACTACTTTGCCGTTGTTGTTAATTTTCAATTTAAACTTCTTATACTTGCTGAATACACTGTTAAGCATTGATGTTAACAATGAAGGATTTGGATGATTTTCAGGTATATTAACTTCTAAACGTAAATAATCCCTGTTATCTGCCAAATTGTCTACTAGTTTAACAAGATAATCTATCTGATCTTCAATTGAATTATCTGGGTTGCAATCAACTTCCATAGTTTCAAATTTTCTAGCGGTTTTATTTACAATAAATTCGGTTTTAAATTCAGATGTGATTGGCGAATAGCAAAATAAATAATATCCTTTATCCTCTTCTTCTCCAAATGCCCATCTTGAAAAAGAATTAGTGTAGAAAAATCTATTTTTGATCACTATTTTTTTATGGATATGACCGAAAAAGATCGGACCTTTACAAATTTCGATAAGCTCATCGACTTTGAAGACCGGTGCTTTAGGCATAGTCATTTCACTTTCTTGTGTTGCTGCCATATGTAATGCTTCTTGAATGAGTCCATGACCGAAAATACTATCATATTGCTTAGAAAAATAATCTTTATAGTATTCATTTTTATCTTCGATATATTCTTCTGGTATATACAACACATGATAATCTTCAAATAACCACTCAGATTCTACATTTTGGATAATTTTTACATCACAATCGGCATTTGTAAGTAATGCCTCGATTATTTCCAGTTGATTGTTATCATGAGATTCTGTACCTTTAATGATTCTCAGTTTAGAATTCTTTTTCGAGCAAATTTTTACTAATCTATTGAGAAATAATGCCAAATATTTAGCGTGACTTGAGTTAAAAGATATTTTATTATTAAGAGTATCCCCACAAAGGATAATAAAATCAAGAACCGGCATATTTTCAGTCGGTTCTAGAAGAGATTTTTCAATTTCATGAAACCAAATGTCAGCTTCAAAAGCTCCACAATGTAAATCTCCTACAGCTATCCCAACATATGCAGGATTTTTTATTTCAACCTTCAAGGATATTCCCCCCATCCATCTTTAATATTAAGATCATACCATATATGAAATAAGTCCAAAAGTTTTTTAAACGCTTCTATATATGGTTCTAGTTCAGTTCTTTGTATAAATTTAGGCTCTGCTTCTCCTTTATTTTTCAAAAGCAAAATAGCAACCTGATCAACTTGTTTACCTTGTGATTCAAGTATCATACAATAAGCTGCTAGTTGTAAGAACATGGTTGCATAAAATCTCTTAGAGGTTTTATAATCCAAAATCGTATATTTATCATTTATAAGTCCATAGAAATCACAAGTGCCACCAAATCTATCCGAAACTAAAATTTGCTCAGTAAAAATAGGTTCTACTTTATTTTTCTTATACCATGAAAGAAATGAATCAAAATACCTAATTACTGTTTGTTTATCTGAATAATCACCAATCCATATGTAATAGTATTTCATTACAAAAGCTCTGACTATACCATGAACTAATGTACCAATTCGTGATGTTTCTTCGAGTACATTATCTACATTTATACCCCTAAAGCCCATAATATTGGCCCATTTAGTTAGAAAAGGTTTATTTAATATCTTCAAAATAGTTGTCACACTTGGAACCTCTATACCATCTTGATTAACATAGATGGTATGATCTTTACTATATTTCATTCTACTCATCCTCTTCAAACTGATCTACTTTTATCCTTATTATTATCTGTAGTATACGGGTTCGGATTTGTCTTTTTACAGTAGTAACAACCATAGTTCTTAACATATGGGTTATTTTTTAAACATCTTTCATTGATGAATGGATTCTTTACCATTTTTGACACCTCATTTATAGTATAACATTCAATATTCTCAACGACTTCTTCTTAACGTCTTCGTTAATTTTTTTTAGTATGATCGCACCAAGCAAGATTTGTATATGTAAACTCACCCATATATTGGTTATCATCTATTATGACAAAATTCTTTACAATGTTTTTATTCTGATCCAACCATTGGCGTATTTCAATAGGTCGAATAGTTTTATCCATTTCTTGAACTAAAATAGGCGTACAGCCTATAAATTTATCAACAAGTCCATATTTTCCCAATTCTTCTTTAATTGCCTCTATTGCCCATTCAAAATGGCGCCAATTGGACGAAATAACTATCCTAGCATCAGCTTCATGTACTATTTCTTTCAAATATTTCATAGCATGTTGTTCGAATGTAATATATCCTCTCTCTTGTTGGGCGATAGCATCATTTACCACCCCGTCTATATCCAAAAATATTATATTCAATCTATCCATTTTCTCCACCGACTCTCTATGTCGACTCCATAAAGTAACCTTACAATAAAGTTGAGAATAAAATTTATTAGTAGAAATTTTAATATCAAAATCTTATAACCCATGTGGGAGAATTAATAACTACGGTCTTCTTTAACAATCTATTAATATTAATCTGAGAAAGGTGGCTTAAAAGGATGGCGACAAAATCTGCCGAATCAACCTTTGTATACAGGAATCTCAATTCCGGTGATGCCCTTAGTTTGGCAGTCTTAAATATTATTCAAAACGGTATCCCTCTTACAAAAATTAATCTTGAAGAAGCATTTATCATTATCAATAAAAACTTCAAGTATCCTCTGAAACTTAAGGTTTTAGAAGCGGTTGAAGATGGTACTATTCGTCTTATCTACTCTCCAGCAAAAACCAGAGTCCCGACATGTCTTCCGTTTTTCTTAACTAAAGATCAAAGTGGTAAAATTGTGGCCTTTGTCCTCGTTGACCTCTACGGAAGACTTAACTCGGATACGATGGTTGTAAATATTGATCCGAAAAAGCTTTATACTATTATGGAAGCTGCTCTGTTAGCCATTACCTACCATCAAAGACATAGGGAAATTTCTAAACGTAACATTATTATCACCAATGGTGCCTCGATTTATTCTAACATGTTTGCTAGGGTCCTTAATAAGAAATATGCACTCAATGCAGACAAAAGTAGGTTACACAAAGTCCAGTTCCTTGCTTCTAAATTCTATATGCTTAACGTTCTTGGATTGGAAGACAATGATATTACTCTTAACTATGCTCTCAAAAGTGTACCAAACGGTAATGTTTTCCAACTGAGAGAAGTTAACTCTGCTTTTGATGACAAAAACTATGAGGATCTGGGGACTTTTATTAAAGGTCTTACTGATCCTAATCTGAATCTTGGTCTCAAAGACCTTACAGTTAGAGGTTATCTTGAGGCATTCATCACGATGTACGACGGATCTGCTTTATTTGCTCTCGAACTCTTCCCGTACTTTGTATACACAGTTAATTCCGTAATAAATGGTGCATACCTCAATAATCAATATGTGCTTGAAGACATTGTTGATAAACATGGTGCTAAAATTTATGTCGATCTTATCGACTTTGTCCGCTAAATAAAGGAAATGTGCATAAGGACAAGGGCTTAGAGTCATTATAGCCCGTCCTTATGCACATCTTTTTTGTACATTTACGTAATAAAAAAAAGTATAACTATATTTTTTTCATTTTATTTTTTAATAAGAAAGGGGAGGTTGAAAATGAAAAAAATAATTATTTAGTCCCCCTATAATAAATAATTATTCCATGTAGCCCCCAGATTACCCTCGGGAGGTGCAGGAATTAAAGTATATGTAATAATGATTGAAGCCTATGGACATGTACAGAGAGAAAAAAATGTTGGAGGGGAGCGCGAGTGTTATGGTCGATCCATCAACTGTCGGGGGCTGGGCTGAACTCATCGACAAGTATGGTTTTGTCTTAATTTTTGCAATCGTAAGTGGTGTGATCAACCTTTATTTTGTAACTCAAATTATACGAGGAAAACTTGTTCCCTATAGTATCCATAAGAGAAGTCTAGAGGAAGCTGATAGACTTCAAAAATCCATGGAAAAAGAACGTGCTCAGTACATGTCTAAATTGTTAGAATTTATGGGCGGACTTAAGCCTCATAAGGGGGACCCAAACAATGATGGAAAATATAGTGAGAGGTCAAAATGAAAGTTTTCTCACTAGACTTCTACTTAAATTCTCACCAGGACTGGCTAGGGAGAAACAAAAGGTAGATAGTATGTGTCATAAATCAGATATTATCATTAAGCAGTATTCTGAATTGAGTAAAGAAATTAGAGACGAGGTTGATAGAAACCACTTTTCGACATTGCTCAATTACGAAAAGAGAGCATAGTCATCTTCTAAATGGGGGAGAAATACATGTTCCTACTTATTCCTGAAGAATTTCTACCCCTAATGTTGTTAATCTACACCATAGAGTTTGCTCTAATAATTGCAGCATTAGTGTTTTTAATTGATCATCTAATAATGAAATACAAAAAAGGTTTTATTAGTGTCTTTATGGGCACATTAGCAATTCATTTCATATCTTTGGGTATATCTACCCTATCTGCTTTTCTTATCAATATTAGCGAGGAAAACAATTTTTCAGACAATATATTATTTCTTATCTGGTTACTGTTAATTTTATCGAACATTGTTATGAGTATAACTTTTCTTATTATGATCTTTTTCTTTATTACAAAAAGATTTGACATCTACATCACTAAATTGAAGAATGTAAATACATTAAAGGAGGATGAGAAGGATGTTGACAAATGAGTACAACGATCTCATTACGCTGATCGCAGAGAATCCCGATCTTGCTCTGATCCCTATTGCTTTGCTCATCGGTAAAGCGGTAAAAATGAGCAAGATTAAGGACGAATTTATTCCGATCATCGTACTCGTAATTTCTTCAATCATTGGGTTTTTGATCGGAGGAGCAGATACCATTGCTGCTATCAAAGGTCTTGTCGCTGGTTTTGTTGCAGTTGGCGGCACTAGTGCTCTCAAACAACTTGACAAAGCTTCTTCCAATAGAAAAAATAATTCTGGATAGGAATAACACAATATAAGATGGATGGTCTGCTCTAATTGCGATCATCCATCTTATAAATAATTTTTTAACACATAATACTAAAAGAGGGAGGGATAAAATTGGCAAATTATAAAGCAAAAGTTGCTTGGGATGCCGGACATCTTGAAGATACCTTCGAGGTGGAAGGTGGAAAAGGCGTTATTGTCAATGGTGAAAAATTTGAAGAACATTGGTTCAATCTTGCAGTAGCTAAGAAAGCTGCCGAACTTGGCAAATATAATGGTATTGAACCGGTGTTAACACATGAAGCTCTTGCTGGTAAATCTAAAGATAATCTAACGACTCGCACCAATAAAGCTAAATCTGAGAAAGTTGACCTCTTGTTCAGTATTCACGCTGATGCCAGTGGTAACGCAAATGCTAAAGGTCACTGGGTCTTCTACTGGCACGCTGATACCAAAGCCAAAAAGTTAGCTGAAATTTGGGATAAGTGGGCTGACAAACTTCTTCCCAATAACGACAGAAATACCGTAGCTTGTTCTCCTAATTCGTGGGCAAACTTCCACATGTGTCGTGTTCCCGCTTCCTACGGTATTCCTGCAATCCTTATTGAACATGCATTTATGACAAACCTTGAAGATCTTGCTTATCTTAAAAGTGAGGAATTTCGTGATCTCTGTGCTGAAGCTGCAGTTCGTGCTGCTTGTGAGTATCTTGGTATTCCTTTTAGTAAACCTCCTGCATCTGCACCTACGAAACCTTTTGAAAAAGATCCGAGTGTCAAGTTCATTGACGTCCCCAAAGGTCATTGGGCAGTAAACGCTATCAAACTGGTTTCGGATGAAAGTATTATTAATGGTTTCACTGACGGGCGCTTCGGTATTGGTGAAGATGTGACCCGTGAACAACTGGCAGTTGTCATCTGTAATTTGATCACTAGTAGAAAGGTTAAGGTGATTAACATGGGTAAACCCACCAAATTCACGGATGTCCCCGACAATCACTGGGCAAAAACTTCTATTGATGTTGTAAGTGCTGCTGGTATCATGGAGGGTTATCCCGACGGCCGTTTCGGTCTCGGCAATACCGTGAAACGCGAAGAACTTGCTGTGGTTGTTTCGAGACTTATTGATACTAAAAAATAATAAAATAAAGGATATCGCCATAAGGTGATATCCTTTATTTTTTTCTAACCTTCTGTTTAGTAGAACTTTATAGTAAATATGTTTTATAGGAGGTCGGAAAATATGAGCGGACAATATACTGGTCCAGATGAAATATTATATAAAGATGCAATGACATATGACACTTTTGAAGTAAAAGCTATGGAAGAAGCTCTCCATGATCTGAAGATAAATGCATTTAAATATCTTTATGATGCACAGAAAGATCTGGCTGATGTGCATCGGTTTGATCTTAAGATGAGCGATCTGGTAAGGACAAAGGTAAAGAAAACTGATACCGGTTTCAATTCTTACGTAGGTTTCTTGAATAGAAATTTCATTACCGAAAAACAAAGACACGCTTTTAAACAATCTCAATTCTACAACAGCGAAATTAGTATCCATGATACTGCAGCCAACCCAAGTTTATTTGCTTATACGTTTCTCGTGTTCATAAACGGGAAATTCTATGACAATATAAAGATTTTTTGTGATGAAGATAAAACCTATCTAGTCTTCAATGTCATCACCAGTGGTACAGATGGAATACCTAAGGATCTTTTTGATAGTCTTCTTGCTGAAGATGCCAACATTACCGTATTTTTTGTTCCCAACTGTGCTTACGGTATCTATACAACTAATAGATACGTTTTGCTTAAATATAAAGATAATCTTGCCTTGAATAGATTCAATATTGAAAACAGCTTAGGTACTGAACAATCGTACCTGACTTTCATTAATGATAATGATCTTCTCTTCGAGGGTGTAGTAGTAAATACTGTAAAATCAGGAGATATGCTTAGATTTACTGATGAAAATATCAACGACTTCCAGAATAGATATGTGCATCTTAATATTTTTGGTTTTAGGCATTTACTTGATCAAATTGATTTACCGGGAACCCAAAAATTCTTCTCATTACCTGTAATGGATATGCCGATACCTGTTGAAAATATGATTATCTTTAAAAACACGCCTGATGGAAAGAAAGTATTCGCGCATGATATTGAAACAAAGATGTATTATCCCAACGTGTATGAAGTTTTAAATAATGACGATGATGAAGATCTTACTATCTATGTTTTTTATTTCGATGACACTCCAGTATCCGGAGGTTATCCTAAATATAAAGATGAAATTGCTCTCTACCGGGCAACTATGAATCTGACAGCGGACGATTACCCACTTAACGTTCCGGAAATTATCAAAAATTATGATCCTGAGGCATTGATCTATAGTATTAAAGATTTTATCAATTCTGAAGACCATCCTAATCATTTGACGTATAAAGTAAATAAACTTAAGGAATGGATTAGAAAAGATCCATCAAGAATGGTCTCATATCTTATAAAGCAAGTTAATACTTCCAATTCGTTCTACATTGATTGCTCGGATATAAATCTGGCTGAAAAATATAGGACGAATAACTACAGTGAAGTTAAATATGAATATGAAAAGAAAGAATTTAATGAGCCTAGGTATGTTTTTGTCCTTCGGAGATATTATAATATCGATGAAATTTATTATCGATTCTTTATTGATGGTAATAACTATTATCCTGATGAGGTTTATGTCGATGATTTTTATGAATACTATTATATTCCTATTACTCTTATTACCAACACAAGTCTTATTGAAGTTGAGAAATTTGAAACCTTTGATCTTCATCAGGATATAGTATTTGATGAAGTTGATGAGAAAAAAGAAGTCGATCTCAATAAGAATATTCAAATTTATGCAAGCGATATCTTCTTTGTTAATTCTGAAACACAAGAATTTATTGATAAATCGAAATTTAAAATATCGTATGTAGACGTTTTTGAAATAGAATTACCTACAAATTCATTCAAAAAGATACCAACTAAATTTTATGTGACTCTATTAGATCCATCCCTTGAAGGAGTTAATATTACTGTAAGAGTCAAGCAGTTCTTCCAGATTAAACAATATAAAATTAATAATGAAGAAGATAAAGGTGAAGCGTTCAATCTTATAATTGCAGCAGAAAACGATAAATCTAGTATTAGAGTGTTTAAGAATGGGCGTCTTCTTCCCAATAACTATATTCATTTCTATCCATCTCTCACTTACGGTGGAACCAGCATCGTTTTACCTGGTATTACTAGAGAAATTGGGGAAGAATATGTAGTGGACTACACACCGTATAAATATGAAGTCGTTTATAATGCTAACACTATACCCAATACTGGACTTATTGATCTGAGCGGTCTCATTGATAAACCGTTTGATCTGAAATGGTTTGATGTCTACGTCAATGGCAGAAAATTAACTAAAGATAATATTGAGATTATTTCATCGACGATTATTCTTGTGAAAAATGTACAGAGTGTAAAGAATTTTTATATCTATCAAAAGAACAGAGGTGCAGAATATTTTACCTTCGATATAAGTACTAATCCCGGATTTGATAACCTTATTTGGACAACTATTGAAGATTTTCGAGATGCATTTATGGAAGGTAGACCTCTTCTCGATGACATTGAGCAAGATATTATCAGTGATATCGTTGATATTATATCCATTGAAAGATCTGCGTTCTTTGAAGAATTTATAAAAGCTATTAAAATAATTAATCCTGATTTATATCAGATTCCTGATATATATAAGACCAAATATTCGTCTATCTTTCAAGGTAACGTCGCTGTCTTAAATCCTGATGATAGTGATCCAATGGCTACCGGTCTTAAAGTTTTCCCCGATGAGGATTTATAATAAAGAAATAAGAGATCCCCTATACAAGTCTTTTGTATAGGGGGATCTCTTTTTTGAAAACATTATAATAAATTAGGGCTTCTAAAAGGAGGAGAAATCGATGTCTACTAATAGATTTGCTGTTTCGGCATTGAGTCGAAGCAGAAAAGAAGAGGCTTTGAATGATGAAATTATGATTCACAAGCCTATTGGACAACTTTTGATGAAACGGCCCGACGGAGTTATTGTATCACATGATTCTATTTCACGTTTTAATATGCATAGAAAATATCTTGAAAATAATTATGCAAATATCGGTATAACTGGAGATCTCTACGTTATCGAATTAGATAATGTGGATCTTCCATCAGAAGTTCAAGAATCCACTAATATTTTATCAACTCCTGTCGAAATTAGTACAGGAGTTAACAAATTGCTACTTTCTCTTGACCTTGACTGCTTGGAAGTAGTTGGTGGTGAATTAGTCGAACTTATAGACTATCCTGATATTAAAATTGATTTTTCTTTTGTGGAAGAGGGTGAACCCTCCATTGATTTTTCCAAGGTCATTCCAGCAAATAAACTTAGTTCTACAGTAATAGATTTATCCGAAGAGCTTGTTGAAGATGTGGAGGATATGATTGCAACAATCACCTCGATTACGATTGAACCTAACCCTGCAAATGAAAATAAGACTGTAGAATATTTCCTTCATAGTATCCTCTTAATTGTAGAATAAAAAAGGTGGGGGTGAATCTGAGAGATGGCTCAATTGAAGAAAATCCAGGATCTGAGGAATTTGAACCCTACTGTACTGGATAAAATTAAGTCAGTTGTTTTTGGAACTACCGACATCACATTCTATGACGACAGTAAAGTTTACTCCAAGAAAGAACTAATCCTTTTTAAAGATCCTATAACAGGCTTATATAAGGCTCTTATGAGCAAAGAAGATAACGTGACAGGTGAATTTGATATTGACAAATGGGAAGAAATATCCGTGGTTGCAGGTGGTATTGGTGGGGGAGGAGGTAACTCCGGTATAGCTCTTTCTGACACCGAACCTGTGGATGAAAATATCAAACTCTGGTTCAAAGATCTTAATGATGGGACAATTGAGGTATATATTCGGGACGATGAAAGCGGTAGTTTTGATCAGATTTTTGTTACCACTACTGCTTCCAACGTTTTAGATTCGGATGGTAACAGCTTACAGGAACATATTGAAGCCAAAAACCCTCATGGAACCGATAAAGAAGACATTGGCCTCGGTAATGTTGAGAACTACGCTATCGCCGATCAGACGGAAGCGGAGGCTGGAACTGCAAGTAACAAGTACATGACACCACAAAGAACTTCCCAGGCAATTGCAGCTTTGTCGCCTGTGAAGTCGGTTGCTGGTAAGACGGGTGCAGTGACTCTCGTAAAGGGAGATGTAGGTCTCGGAAACGTTGAGAACTACGGCATTGCATCTAAAACTGAAGCCGAAGAGGGAACTGCAAATAATAAGTATATGACTCCTGAGAGAACATCTCAGGCGATTGCTGTTCAAGCCCAGGCTATTGCAAATGAAGTTGAAAACAGCTCAAAAGAGTATGCTGATCTGTTGATGGAACAGAAGATTATTGAAATTCCTTCTAGGTCAGGTAAAGACGAGAATGGAATTTTCACGATCGTTGAATATTACAGACCAAATAATACATTAGCACGAAAAACCGAACTTAGCGGTGGGTCGTCTCCGAATTATACAACAAGAACCATAACCTTCTATGCAGAAGACGGTATGACTGTGACAAAAACAGTCACAAGAACCTTAATTTATGATGAGGATGGAGATTTCCTGCGAGAAGAATAAAAATAAGGGATAAGGTATTTAACCTTATCCTTTATTTTTTTACATTGAAATTCACTTCAAAAATATCATCCTAATTACAGTTATTTTTCCATCGTTAATAGAGATTAATAAAAATAAGAATTTCGTGACAAAAACAGATACATAATAAGATAAAAAATATCCTTAAATGTCATATGATTAATTCTATTTCATCATAACCAAAAAATTGTGAGATCTCAAATCTCGGGAACTCAAATTGTAATTGAGTTTGTGAGTAAAATTATAGATTAATAAAAAATTGGGGTGAAAGAAGTGAACGATTTAATTTATCATGGGTTAATTGGGAAAAAAATTGATTCTGTAGAGGTGCTAAATAATAAATTTATTGCTACAGATGACAATGTGGAGCCGGCTAGTTCATATAATTTGCCTAGCAATGGACGCTGTGTATCATTCTCTCCCGATGGTCAATATATAGCTGTAGGATATGAAGGGCCTCCTTATTTTACTTTACTAAAAAGAAATGGGGATAATGTAGAACTAGCTAGTACTTATACATTACCTACTATTGGACGCTCTATATCATTCTCTCCCGATGGTCAATATATAGCTGTAGGACATGAAGGGTCTCCTTATTTTACTTTACTAAAAAGAAATGGAGATAATGTAGAACTAGCTAGTACTTATACATTACCTCTCTATGGCTATGGTGTCTCATTCTCTCCCGATGGTCAATATATAGCTGTAGGACATTATGGTTCTCCTTATTTTACTCTATTAAAAAGAAATGGAGATAATGTGGAACTAGCTAGTAATTATACATTACCTAATAATGGACGCTCTGTCTCATTCTCTCCCGATGGTCAATATATAGCTGTAGGACATTATGGTTCTCCTTATTTTACTCTATTAAAAAGAAATGGAGATAATG